CCGTACATGGTATTCATCCAGTTACATTTAGAAACCACTTTAGTCCAGAGAACAATGTCAAGATTGCCCAGACCCTTTATAGTGCTGTTATGACATTTGATCCTGCTAAGAATGGAACCAAACAGGATCTGGACCTATTGGACCAAGATGAAAAATAATTTTAGATTTTGCCAGAAAGTGGTTGACTTTTCGAACACTTTGTGGTATAATAAGAACATGGACAAGAAGTTCATGCCCGACAGCAAGCGGTTTTCTTGCTAAACTAAGACACACTCACAGGAGATATTATGTCTGATAAACTTTTTACCGTGGCTGGCTATTCTACTAAAGATGGCAAAACAAAGGCCCGTTTCGCAACTGATATGACACGTATCAAGACCTTGGTTAAGACCGGTCATACCGACATCCAACTTTATGAGTTGGCCAAGCCTGCTTCCAAAGTTGAAGCACTGGAGTTCTTGCATGCCAAGAACATCGCTGGTCATGCTGGCGTTGCTATCGCCGAAGAGCTGGCCAAGCGCACAAAGCGCAAAGTGGCTGATCTTATTAAGACTGGCCCTGTTTCCAAAGCCGCTTAATAGACTTTGGGCCTATCGGGGGCAGGCCTAAAGCCCCCAACAAATTTTTAAAGGATGCACATGTCAGCTCAAACAACTTTTGTTATTCATGCACTAGAAACACATCCTAGTCGCTTGGAGAAGGAAGCAATTATAGAAGCTGAAGCTCTTGCAGGGAACGATGTGTTCTTTGCTGGTGTGCGTCTTGCACTTGACCCAATGATCACATTTGGTGTTAAGAAAATCCCCAAGCACAGTGGTCCAGATGGTCAAGGCCTAACCTGGACTGCCTTCCGTGCTTTAGCAGATAATCTTGCTAGACGAGAGCTTACAGGTGATGCCGCCAAAACTGCAATTGAACTATGCTTGTCTGTTGCAAAACAAAGCGAATGGAACGACTGGTACATGCGTATCCTTGCAAAGGATCTGCGATGTGGCATCAGTGAAGTTACCGTAAACAAGGTAATCAACAAACTTAAACCGGTCAAGAAGCTCAAACCTGAGTATTTGATTCCTGTATTTGAATGTCAGCTTGCACATGACAGTGCCAACCATGAAAGCAAAGTATGTGGCAAAAAACTAATCGAAGTCAAACTGGATGGGGTTCGAATTCTAACAGTCGTGTACCCGGATGGACAGGTAAACCAGTACAGCCGCAATGGCAAGGAACTGGTGAACTTTGGCCACATCAAAAAGCAGTTCGAACAGGTGGCGACTGGCTTGCTGGAGCCCTGGGTGTTCGACGGCGAGATAATGTCAAGTAGTTTTCAAGACTTGATGAAGCAGGTGCATCGTAAGAGTGCAGTGGCCGCAGATGACGCAGTATTGAATCTGTTTGATTGCGTTCCACTTGTGCATTTTAAAGCAGGCAAATGGAATGCCAAACAAACATTCCGTACCGCGCATATCATGCAGTTTGTTGAGCATCACCAAGCTACCTTGACTCATGTTAGAGCCTTGGCACAGGAACTTGTTGACTTGGATACACCAGAAGGCAAGTTACGTTTTAAAGAGATTAATGCACAGGCCATTGATGGTGGTTATGAAGGCATTATGATCAAAGAACCCGATGCTGGCTACGAATGTAAACGCAGTGTAGCATGGCTCAAATTAAAACCATTTATTGAAGTTAGTTTAGGAGTAATTGATGTTGAAGAAGGTACAGGAAAAAATGTTGGACGCCTCGGTGCTCTTGTATGTGAAGGCATTGACGATGGTAAAACGATTAGGGTCAACGTGGGCAGTGGCTTTAGCGATGAGCATCGTATTGAGTATTGGAGCGGCAGGACTGCTCTTAATGGCAGTATCGTAGAAGTACGTGCAGACGCCATCACACAAAATCAAGATGGCTCATACAGTTTACGATTCCCCCGATTCTTACGTTTTCGTGGATTCGAAGCAGGCGAAAAATTATAACTAAATTAAACAACAAGGAAAAGTCATGGGCGGCAAAGCTAAATCAATATATCTTACAATACTTCCAAAAGGCTCTCATGTCAGTGTCTTTAAGAAGTTATTTTTTGAAGCCAAGAGCTACAATGAATATGTCAAGAGCGAAGAGTTCAAGACTCAATGGCCCGCTGATAAATTTGACATTGTAAAAGAAGTGTATTAAAATGAACGACGCCAACAAATGTAGTGTTTGTAATTGTGAATTTACTGATGACGAAGGTGGCATACTTGGCTACTTTGGAATGATTCCTGTATCGTTTTGCCCAACATGCTATAGTTGTATGTGCGATATGGTACATCAGGTAACCCAAGAGTTTGAAGAAGAATGAACGAACGTATTAAAGAATTTGCATTTGAAGCTAGGTTAATCACTGTTGATGGCATCACACGCTATGCATCAGATTACGAGTTTGAAAAACGATTTGCTGATTTGATTATTCGGGAATGTATTGACAAGATTGAAACACATCGTATTCCTGTTGGCAATAGTGCCGCAGGTGAAATGGCGTGTGAATGGACTTATAGTGCGTTAAAAGAAGTTAGGGACGAAATTAAAGAACATTTTGGAGTAGTGGAATGAATCTACGAATTCAAGAACTTATTAACCAATCAAAACGATTGACATATGAGCATAATGTTAGTTTGGAAAGTTTTGCAGAGTTGATTGTAAAAGAAATGTTACAGACTTGTGAGGATCATCCTGCTTGGACTGGTCGCATGATCGGTGAGCAGATTAAACAAGATTTCGGAGTTGAAGAATGAACAAACGAATCAAAGAACTTTACGGAAATGCTCTGGACAAAGCAGTACCCTATACTTGGCATAATCTTGATCATGCCGAAGTGGAAAAGATCATGAAAGAGTTCGCCGAGTTGATTGTGCAGGAATGTGCCAAGGTTGCTGATATCGCAGATGAAAACAAGTGCGAATGGATTGGTGGTAATATATTAACACATTTCGGAGTTGAAGACCGTGCTGTTCCAATTTTGTCGGCTGATGAGCAGGCACTATTTGCTGGAATTACATCCAGCAAGTTGTTTACGATTGCTGGTGCAAAGAAACATTTCGGAGTAGTAGAATGAATGGCACACCAGCAGACAAAAGCCCGGGCATAACTGGCTTTATTGAAATCTTTGAAGGTAGGCTTAACAAGATGAAGCTACACCTTAAAGAAGAATTGAGCAAGGCCAAGGGTGAGCGAAATCGTAAGCTGATTAAAAGTCAACTGTCTGATGCCAAGAAACTAAACCGGACACTGAAAGAAATGCGTAATGCTAATATCAAAATGTGTCCACATTGCGGAGAAAAACTATGTTAAAAGATAGACGAGTATTATTAGAGCAAGATTTGAAAAAGGCGCACGAAGCGGCAGCCGCAATGTATCTGGACATTGTCACACACAACGGTGATACGGCCAGTGCCGAATATCAAGCACTTAAAAATCGTATCACAAGCCTACAGTTTGATCTTAACGTGGTGAATCAACTGATCTATAAAGGCCACGAATGACTTACACCGTTGCTCGATCCAATGTTAAATCTATTCGCCCAGGCGAACCGCATTTTACAATCAGCAACGGCCTGGTAGTGACCAGTCGAGCCAGCTTTGAAATCAGCAATAACTGTCCAGCAGAATATAAAAGTATCATTGTTACTGCCATAAAGGCAGGATGGATCAAACCTGTTGCCCATGTAACTGACGAAGAGTACATGGTCATGCAGTTGTCTAATTAGGAATAGATATGAACGTTATCAGTATAGACCCAGTAGAAAAAGAAAAACGTCGCCACCGAGCTGAACTGTTAGAAGTGCTTGACGAAATGCGTAAACAAATTGAACAGGGCAACATAGTAGAATTTGTAGCAGTAAGTATGTGCGATGATGGGGAACCACAGATTCATAGTTTGGTAAGAGACTTACCTACAGCAGTTGGCCTATTTGAACTAGGCAAGCACATGATTATTCAACAGGACTATTAAAATGGCTACAAAGAAAAAAACAGCAGTAGTTACCGAGGCAGTGGTTGTCAAAGGCAGTCACCTTACAGTAACAACATATCCAGATGGTAAGACCACATTGGAGTGGGATGATGACGCATTGCTTCGTGATGTGCGTGAGGCCTTGGCTAGTGTAGAAACTGTAGTAGAGAAGCCAAAACGCACACGGAAGAAGAAAGATGCTGAGGCCTAATGTCTCAACTTTATTGCTTAGTTCCACTCCCTGTTGCTGATTTAAAAAATTTGTTAGGAAAAGATTTCATTTCTAATTTCCAGGCTGAAATTGATACTATTATTTTGCCTTTAAGAAAACACATTGCACAAGGACGCCCTGCCAGTATGGGCAAAGAGTTGTGGGAATATGCAGTAGCAGACAGTATCGAAGGTGGAGTATGGTGTGGTGCAGGTAAGAGCATAGTAGATGTTAGCATTGGTACCGACATAGGGTGTGATGTTAAAAGTATACAAATAGGAAAAACTACTACAACAGAAGCCAGCATGTTCCAACCTTTATCCGACGCTGAGCCAGCGGCAGAACATTTTAAAAATAAAAATAAACAAGAACTTTGGAACCTGTTTGTTGCTGGATGGCTCAAGAAAGTATCATCAATAAAAGAATACTATCTTTTGGCAATCTTCCGAGACAGAAATACCTTTGATTGTTCAATTGCGGCTTTTAAAGTAGACAATATTAGTGTACAATATACACAAGAGGCATGCGATTTTTCAAAGAAGTCTATGAAAGTAAATTCCTTGGTAGATCCACTGTTTGCAGAAACAAAAGTATATATTGGCAAAACACGATTAGAATTTCGAGTTAAAAAATCAGTATTTTCTGATCCACAATACGCAATGGAAATTTATAAATTTTAAAATGGCAAAACGTAAACCTAAACAAGAACCCAAAGTTTCCGAACAGGATCTCATTGACGACCTAGAGGAACTTATGTTAGAATTTGATGAACTAGTTAAACAAGGAGACATCATGACAACAGCAAATAGGCTAGGTAAGCTAGCAAAAGTAAATGAATCAATCACTATCAATCGGTATGACAACGGTTGGATGGCTGATATTGGAGGCCGCGATGCTGACAACGAATGGAAGAACTGTAAGATTGTATGTAACACAGAAGAAGAACTTATTGCGTTAATCAAAGAATATAACGCAATGGATTTAGACGTTTAAGGAACAAACATGGCAACCTGGACACTCAAGACTTTATACAAGAAGTCTGCTATTGAAAAACAGTATTGGTACAAAGATGGCCAAACTGTTATTCGATATGAAGGTTATCGCTGGGGTGAGTTCTACTGCGAAAGCGATCAACAACCTGAATTAGATTTGAATAACTTGGTAGAATACAATCTAAGCAACAGTGATTATGATTGGGAACTAGTAAGCCTTGATGATGGTTGCTGGGCTGAGTGGGAATTTCCAGAAGACATGAGCAAAGAAGACCAAGAAGCCATTGAGAATGCCTGGGACGAAGATTCCTTTGAAGGTCTTGAAAGCTTGGGTTGGAGTTGTGACGATACTGATTATATCTTACAAGGCCCACTGGAGTTAACTGACGAAGATGGCAACGTAGTAGGAACAGGAGATACAGAATGAGTCGAGTATATCTAATCAAACCATTGGAAAAGAAAAGCATTGTTTACCACGTAGAGATGTTTCGTGAAAACGAAGACGGATCTATTAGTTGGTTCAACATAGACGAAACCTATCGTTGGGGGCAAGGCTTTGTTGAAGGTGATTTAGATTGCAACCTTCCCTGGCAGGGTGATCCTGTTGCCTATGCTCGAACTGATGCAGGTTGGGGTTGTGAGTTTGACGATAGCTGTAGCATTGAATGGGAATTTAGTGATGACATTCCAGAATTAGAACAACAAGAATTAAAAGAACTCTACTACGAAGGTGGTGCAGGTTGGCTTTATGATGGTGAACATGATTGGCAAGAAGAAGATGCCGCAGTACATATCATTGCACCATATCAAGTTGACCTGTGCGAAGAAGATGGTACTGTGATTGAAGAAAATATTAAACTGAAGTCAAGAGAAAAAGCAAAAACGGATAATGCTGGTTGGCCGTTTCCAACAGACCGGCCTTGAATTTACAAAGGATATTAAAATGGTAACGTTAAAAGAATTCATGGAAGCAGTAGGCTATCGCATCACTGAGGGTAGCACATATGGTTGGAATTGTTTTGGGCCTAATGCTTATGCATTAGATAGCTGGAACGGCGAGCAAGATGGCCATAGTGCTGGCATTGTATTTGATACCAAAACCCAAGAAGTTTATCAAGTTACAGCCTATGATTATACCCGGGAAAGAGCTTATAGGCTAGTTAATCCAGCTTTCAACGAAGCACATGTTGCTGAAGGCCTGCATAGAGATAGTGACACAAAAGAAGCGTGGGAAGGTGTTGAATATACAGACTTAGAGTTAGAATCAGACTTCATTGAAAAGCTAACTGCCATTGTAAATGAAGAAGATTATGACACAAGAGTGAGTGTGCCAGTTGACTTTAGTGATGAAGAATTATTAACATACATGAAACTGGCTCATGAACAGGACATTACATTCAATCAATTAATTGAAACTGCCTTGCGTGAAGCAATTGCCAGGCATGAAATCACTGTCTAACTAACACATCTCAATAAAGGCCGCAATGCGGCCTTTAGTGCTTTTTACAATCTGATAAGTACGTACATATGAACATATTTGATAAAGCAAGCGGACCAAAGTATATATCCGAGGACACCATTAAGCGTAAGATTGGTTCGTTAACAGAACCAAAGCTGGTCACTTTCATGTCTAAAGCAGAACGAGAACAAGCAAAACTGGCTCTTGTTAATAGCAAACGTGGCGATGGCGCAGTTGCAGTTGATGGTAACCTTAAAAGTGTCTACGCAATAGACACCCGCAAGGTTTTTGAGATTATAAATCAAGTATCTCCTAGCATGTGCCTGGCCAAATGGTACAATGTAAGCCTGCATATACCCACAGGAAAAACTCACAGTTGCTATCATCCACCTGCACATCATATTCCCTTGGCAGAAATTGCATTAGATTCAGGTGCTATTCATAATACAAAACACAAGAAAGAACAACGTAAGAAAATGCTCAACGGTGTTCGTCCCGAAGAGTGTAGCTTTTGTTGGGACATCGAAGACTCAGGTGAGGAGTTAAGCGACAGGGCATATCGCAGTAAGGACGTATTCCGTCCAGGTATTTTAAAAGAACTGGCCGAAGATGGCTACAGTGGTAATCCATTGCCTAGATATGTTGAAGTGAACTTTAACCAGGCCTGTAATTTTAAATGTGCTTACTGTAGTCCTCACCTTAGCACCGAGTGGCAAAAGGAAGCTGAGAAATTTGGCCCGTACGTACTGCCATCTGGTGGCAAACACAACGACTTGCAATGGATGATTGATTCAAACATGGTGCCAGACAATGGCCCAAACAATCCTTACTTGAAGGCATTTTGGGACTGGTTCCCATCAGTGTATCCTACACTACAAACTTTCCGTATGACGGGTGGCGAGCCCTTGATGGATAAAAATACTTTTAAGGTATTTGACTATGTGCTTGAAAAGCCCATAAATCCTGATTTGCATTTAAGTATTACTAGTAACTGCTGTCCACCTGGTGATCAATGGAATAAGTTTTTGACAAGTTTATCTGCTCTTGAAAATGCCAACGCCATTGATCACTTTATGCTTTACTGTAGCTTAGACTCCTGGGGCAAGCAAGCAGAATATATTCGCAATGGGCTAGACTTTGAAGTTATGTATAACAATGTGACTAAATTCTTGCGCCAAGGTAAAAAGCACAGCTTAACTTTCATTGTAACATTCAATGCGCTAAGTATACCTGGGTGGCTTGAATATGTAAAGAACATTCTCAAACTGCGACAAGAATTTAACACTAACCGCCAACTGATTTGGTTTGATGTTCCAATGTTAATGGATCCAAATTGGTTGAGTTTAAAAATTCTTCCCAAAGAAAATTTAAAAGTACTAGAAGAAAGTATCAAGTTCATGCAAGCAAACATGGAAACAAAAGAAACTGCTTTTAAAGGTTTCAAGGATTATGAAATTGACAAGGTTCGGCGACTGTACGACTGGGCCAATCAGCCAGTATATGATAGTGAACTAGAATCAGCAAGAGCAGACTTTTATGCATTCTTCAAAGAACATGATGATCGCCGAGGCACAGATTTTACAGCAACCTTCCCAGAACTTTCAGCTCTTGCTACTGTAAGCAAAGAAGCGTATAATAAATTAAAAGGAAACTAATGTCAGATAATAGAGTAATACACATTAAGAATGTGCGAGACCGTCTTAATAAAGTAGGCCCAGGTTTCTGTGCAATGAAATGGTTGCACCAGACTCTGTATCTTCACACAGGTGATAATCACAGTTGCTATCATCCACGGCCACACCACATTCCACTAGATGAGATTGCTGTAGATCCAAGTGCCCTGCACAATACCAAATGGAAAAAGGAACAGCGCAAGACAATGTTGGAAGGCGGCCGCCCCGATGAGTGCTACTACTGTTGGAACATTGAAGACTTGGAAGGTGATCACATCAGCGATCGTATGATCCACAGTAGCTCAGACTTTTCTGCACCACTTATTGAAAAGTTAGCAGAGCTACCTTGGGACGCACCCATTAACCCACGCTACCTAGAAGTCAGCTTTGGCAATAACTGTAACTATCGCTGTGGTTATTGCAGTCCGCAAGCCAGTACGTTATGGATGGAGGAAACTAAAAAGTTTGGCAACCATGACCTAACATACAATCAGTATGGCATTGAGTTCGTAAAGACAGGAACATACTACGGTCCTAAAGATGAGAACCCTTATATTGAAGCATTTTGGAAGTGGTGGCCAAGTCTCAAGCATGACCTACATACACTTCGTATTACTGGAGGCGAGCCGTTAATGAACAAAGGTGCCATGCAGTTCTTTGATCTGCTAGAAAAAGAGCCTGCGCCGCAGTTGGAGATTACACTTAACAGTAACTTGGGTGTAAGCTTTGCCAAGGTTGATGACTTGATTCTACGTGTAGAAAGTTTACTGGCACAAAAGAAGATTCGTAAGTTCAGCTTCTTTACTAGTATTGAAGGTTGGGGTGCTCAAGCAGAGTACATGCGTACAGGCATGGATTGTGCTCATTGGGAACGCAACATGAAAGCAGTTATGAAGACTGGTGCCACAATTAATTTGATGTGTACATTCAATGTATTATGCGTTGCTACATTCCGTGCATTCCTAGAAAAAGTAATTGAATGGCGTAAAGAATTTGGTAAGGAAGCTATATCATTTGATACACCTTACTTGAAAGAACCACCACACTGGATGATTAAAATTCTAACTCCAGATTTTATTCCTTACATGGATGCTAACATGGATTTTATCAAAGATAATCCAGATTACTTTACCAGTGTTGAATATGAGAAGTTCAAGCGTGTGACTGGTTATATGAAGGAACATGAATTAACACCAGAACACATCCGTGCAGGTCGTAGAGACTTTTTTAGTTTCTTCAATGAAAATGACAACAGACTAGGTACTAACTTAATAGAGTTATTCCCTGAATACAAAGAATTTTATGCATTATGCAAACAGGTATACTTAAACTATGATGAACCAGGACAATAAACACAGCTGGTGCGTGAATGCACTACATGGCATGAGCGGCAACAACGACGGCTCTAGTAAAATGTGTTGCATGATCGATGAGTCGTACAACTACATGGGCGGGGAACGAGTATGGTTCTTGGGTAGTAAAACAATTGAAGAAAACTTTAACAACCCTATTGCTCAAAGCATTAAGTCTAACTTAACAGCAGGTGTACGTGATCGTGCTTGTAATCAATGTTGGCAAGAAGAAGATGGCGGCCGTAAGAGCAAACGTCTACGTGACAACGACAAATACTTTCATGGTATAGAATATGACTTTGCAGAACCATTCACTGGACTTGCCAAGTTTGAACTTAACTTAGGCAACACCTGTAACATTAAGTGCCGTACATGTCATCCTACTATTAGTAGTTTATGGATGAAAGAAGATTATGACCTAAATCATACTGAACGTACCACCTACAAAGATTATGCCATTGAGATGAAAAAGTATCATCAGACATATGATGAGGACAGTCCTTTCTGGGATGACTTGGCCAATAACCTAAGCACAATCAAACAGTTTGACTTTTATGGTGGTGAACCATTTCTTAGTAAGAAGATGTGGGAAGTGCTAAAGCTTTGTGTAGACAACGGCTATGCCAAAGATATCGAGCTACACTACAACACCAATGGCACAACATGGCCAGAAGAAACAGAAGTTTGGAAAAACTTCAAGCACGTTAATCTGAGCTTTAGTATTGATGGCACAGGCGAACAGTTTGAGTACATGCGTTATCCTGCTGTATGGACAGAAGCAGTAGATAACATGAAGAAAGCCAGTGCCTTTAGTAAACTGCACGGCAATTTAAGTTTGAGCTGGTGCATTACACTCAGTAGTATCAACATCTACAACTTGCCTGAAACACTGGATGCATACTATGATAACTTTACAGACTTTGGCCTATACTTAAACCTAGTACATCGTCCTGCTCATTATAACATGAGTAGTTTACCCGCTGACATTAAAGAAGCTGTACTTGATAGACTGCATAACATTCCTAAACAGTATGAACATGCATGGTATCAGTTGCCTGGTATCATTGGATTCTTGGAAAACGGTACACCTTGTTCAGAAGAAGAATGGGCCAAGTTCCTAAGTACAATTAAAACACACGATGATTATCGTGAGCAAGACTTCTTTAAAACATTTGAAGCATACGGTCGAGTTGTAAAAGCGCATGTCTAAGACTGTTTTAATTAACGGCTGTTCTTATGCTTATAACTGGAAGCCTACCAATTGGTTTGAAGGTTACAACATTGTTAACATTGCCGAATGTGGCGGAAGCAATCGCAGAGTCATGCGTACCACAGTGGAATGGATACTCAAAAACGGCAACCCAGACTATGTCTTATACCCTATCACATTCTTCAATAGAACTGAATCTTTTTTCGATCACAATCTCCCAAGGGCTGAATACATTGCTATTAGCAATGGGTGGTGCCAAACACATAAACACGGCCCACTATTTGAAGAACTTGCGGCCGTAGAACATCCGTCGGCTATATTAGATCGATTTCTAACTGATATGATTATGTTTGACGGATTGTTAGCGCAAAGAAACATACCTTACCTGGCATGGAACATGAGCACTCCGCCATTAGGTATGCCTGCTATTGATGTAAACGAAGCGTTAAACATGAAAATGGATTGGCTAAGAAATAATCCCAGTATTGTTGACTTTGCCTTTGTTGGTAATACATACTTGGGGGAAAATGGTGCAAGAGCCGACGGTGACATAGAATTACAGTACTTGCCTGTTGCTCGTCATTACGACAAGAATGATTATTACATATTAGAAAAATACTTAAATGACTATAGAAAATACTGAAGCATTCTGGAACATGAATGAACTAGAGCAAATGCACATTGAGTTAACCAATGGTTGCAATGCCGCTTGCCCTATGTGTGTGCGATTCCATAACAACAGCCCACATGCAAGACCTGATTTAGAAATCGGGCAGATCACACTAGACAAGTTCAAGCAGTATTTCCCTCCTGAAGTTATACAACGTTGCAAACTTATTCTATTCTGTGGTGTACACGGAGATCCAGGAACAGCTAAAGACACACTTGAAATTTGCGAGTACATTGCCAGTGTAAGCAAGACCACAGCGGTACGCATGAATACCAATGGTGGTATGCGTAAGCCTGATTGGTGGGCAAAAATGGGTGCGCTATTTTCACAATTTCCACGTGACCATAACCCCGCATACTGGCAAATTACCTTCAGCATTGATGGCTTAGAAGATACTAATCATTTATACCGCCGTAATGTTAATTGGAATGTGCTTATGGAAAATGTCAAGGCATTCATCGACGCAGGCGGCAGTGCCAACTGGGACTACTTGATCTTCCGTCATAACGAGCATCAAATTGAAGAAGCACAAGCATTAGCAGAACAAATGAAGTTTACAGAGTTTGTACCCAAGAAAGCCTTGGGCGTTGACAACGGTGAATACCTTACCAAAATGCCTGTGCTAGATAAAGACGGCAACTTAGACTACATCATTGAAGCACCGGCACAAGCTAAGAATCGTAACCTAGCTGAACCCAAGGGTGAACTGGCAGTAACATTTTATCCCTTTGATGTAGATGACTATCGTAAACTAAAAGAAACAAAACAAATATCCAAGGCCTTCCAACAAGAAGTAGCAGAAGTGTATACTCATAGGATCTATGCTGAAGATAATACAAAATTTAATAGCTGTGAGATTAAATGTAAAAGCAAAACTTGGACAGGCGGCAAAGAAATCTTTGTTGATAACTTTGGCCGTGTAATGCCTTGCTGTTATATTGGAACACACTTGAATGGTGTATACACAGATACTCGTAGCTTACAGTTGCACAAGCACATGAATGATTACGGCTGGGAACACTTTAGCTTAGATACACATTCATTGGCTGAAATATTAAGCGCAGAACACCTAGACCGTGTGTTTGCCGATACATGGTCAATTGACCAAGTTGAAAACGGTCGATTAAGTTACTGTGCGGACACATGCGGACAGAACAGCAGTATAGACAGAATCTTTACGCACGAAATCAACGACAGATCTATAAAAAATAAACCAGCGGACCCCTCATGCGACCTACCACAGCAGAATTAATCACAGTTACCTATAGTGGTGACTTGGCTCCTTTATATTATCATGCACTCAGCCTTGAAAAGTACTGGACAGGAGAGAAGCGTTGGACCATTGTGGTTGAAGATCAGTCAGTCTACCTAAAGGTCATTGACTGGATAAATGCACATATTGCATCAGAAATGCCAGACTGGATCTTAAACATTGTAACTGGTCCACGGCTTGTTGCAACTGATGGCTGGCACAGACAACAGATATTAAAAATGTGGGCCGCAAGTGAATCCAAAGCTGATTACAGCGTCATCTTAGACAGTAAAAACTTTTTAATCACTGATACCAAGTTTGAAGATTTCTTTGATAATGGAAATTTAAAAGTCAAACTGTTTGATAGGGACAAGGGAGAAGTGCCAAGTATAGACCAAATTAATTCTTGTAAGGTACTTGGAGTAGATGTAACGGCTGTCAGTGAAATGTATCCAATCACACCCTTTATTTGGAAAAATGACTTGGTTCGTGACCTGTTAGAAAAACTACTATCACTAAACTATGATATCTATTCGCAACCTGTTTTAAAAAGCAGTGAAGCATCATTGTACTGGATATATGCTCAAGACAAAGAAAAATGGATAAAGTCTGAAGAAAAAACAATGTTTGGTCAGTACGGCGGATTTGATCGCAATGAAAGATTAACACCTGCCCAGTTAAAAGCTGAGTTTGAAAGTGCTGCCAAGGCAGGAGCCAAGATGATTACCATGCATAGATTTCATACCACACCAGAAAATGCAGATGTACTGGGAGAGTTTCTTAGAACAAAAGGTATAGTAGGTGATTGGAAGATTACATTCTTTAGAGAAACGTTTAAAGAAAATTTATACCAGCTTCGCCCAGCGGCAATTGAAATATTACACAACGAATGGGGCATGCCACCACTCAAATCATTTACACGAAACAGTCAAGTTATTAAATTTAATCGAGTTGTAGCTTACGGATGTAGCCACACAGCAGGAAGTGAATTAGCAGATCACTTGTTCTGTGAACCAAAAATGACTGCCAAAGAACTTGATAAAATAAAACGTAGTTATAAAAATCCAACAGACTTTTATGCAAAATATCCAGTAGCCGGTCGTGATGATGTGATCGCGGCCCAGCAAAAATTAACTTGGGCTGGCAAGGTTGCTGAAAAATTAGGAGTTCCTTTGTTTAATAGGGGGCTACCGGGTAGTAGTATGCAAGGTATTATATACTGCATTGAAAAAGATAGATTTGATGGTCACATCACTGACAATGATTTAATCATAGTTGGTGCTACTAGTATGGATCGTTGGATGTATTTTACTAAAGAAGAGAGATTTGGATGGCCGCACCCTGCCACTCCAATTGTTGGCTGGCCAGACCGTTGGCCCAATGAGCAATTTCATAATGATTTTACAACGCATATAGCCAATGACTACTTTACATTTTTTAATTACTTCATGTCATTGCGCTATCTTGAATTATTAAACAGACAATATGACGGCAGAGTACTGGTACAATTTATTCATCATAATATGACAGATTATGCTAACTATGTAACAGATGCCACGTTGAACGAACGCTTTATGGCAATGGTCACAGACATTCGTGGATTTTCAAGTATAGTTGACCGTGATCTTTGCCTTGGCAATTTAGTAAGCTGGAACGACCCTGATCAGGTGCATGGATTCTATCATCCACACACAGAGTTTCACGAGCAACTTGCCGCCAAATTTGTAGATAAATTATTAAACAATGAATAAAGAAACCTTTTGCGCTTACCCATTTAACACTATTTTCCTAGGGGCCGACGGCGGAGTTAAAACCTGCTGTAGTGCCAAAATAGATATTGGTGACATTAATAAACAAAGCATACAAGAAATCCTACAAGGACCTGTGGCACAAAGCATACGACAGGCCATTATAGAAGAACGCTGGCACCCACAATGTGAACAATGCCAAAAGTTGGAAGCCATGGGTGCTAGAAGCGAGCGTGTAGATACTGGTAGTGCAAATAAATTTGAAATATTTGAATCAGCTACCAAAGAAACATTTGAACTTCAAAAGCTAGATCTACGTTGGAGTAATTTATGTAACCTAGCCTGCAATTACTGCTACGAATATTTTAGTAGCAAATGGAGTATACTTAAAGGTATCAAGGTTAATGCCAACAAAGCCGAAGCAGAAGACAGTTTGTTTACACTAATAGCAGAAAATATAGATAGCTTAGACAGTATTGAAACAATTAACTTGTTGGGCGGTGAGCCTTTGCTACAAAAGCAGAACCACAAGTTAATTGATTTGTTGCCTACAAAGAATTATTACATCCTTTCTAACCTAAGTATCGATCTACCCAACAATACTATTGCACCCAAGTTAATTGCCAACGAAAATGCACAGTGGGGCATTAGTTTTGATACAGTAGGCGACCGCTTTGAGTATGTACGTCATGGTGCAGAATGGACGACCTTTGTTGACAATCTACGATATCTCGACAAGCAAGGTGTAAAAATGATAAATGCACATCCGTTATACTGTACCTACTCTGCGTTTAACCTGTGCGAGTATTACGACTTTATCATCAGCGAAGGCTACTTCAACGAAGTATATTGGTGTGCTATACAAAACATACGTAGCTTAAATGTATTCAAATTACCTGATAACTTTAAACATAAGGCCTTGGCAGAATTAGATCTGTGCATATCCAAATACGGCACCAGCGGCTATGATATGAGTGCGTTGGAAAATATTAGAGATCAGTTAGTTACGACCATTGGTCGAACAGGGGATGAGTGGTTGGTAAAGAAATTAGAATTTACAGACTGGACACATGCTACAGAAGTAAAATATCTAAGTGACAAGAAACATTCATTCAATGAACTATGGCCTGATTTTTTAGTAGAATGGCAAGATGACTAAACCCAAAGAAAACAGCGTATATGGCTGGCAAAAGATTTATGCTCTTAAAGAGACAAAGCCTGTTGCTAAAGTAGAAGAAGATTACGACGCCAAACACCGCAAGGTACTAGAAGCACTACAGCCGTTCGCTCGTGCCAGGCCACAAGGCAACCTAACACAAGTAGAGATAACTCCTGCTACACGCAATACCAGTGTGGTGTTTATGTTGTTGCCAGAGTGGGCTCATAACTTTCCTCCATACAATATAGCACGACTTGCGGCTATTAGTCGCGATGCTGGCTATGCAACTGACGCATTTGACTTAAATGCTAAAGCACACGTTGACCATGCCAACTGGCCAGGTCTGGACTTTAATCCCTGGGATGGCAGTAGAGAATGGCGCTGGATGGATAATCACTACTATGAATATCTACACAAGTATGTGGAACCCTTCTTAAACCAGTACTTAGATAAAATTGGAGAATTGAATCCTACTATAGTAGGCTTTAGTCTTTATTACTGTAACCAAGAACCCACCAAGTGGATGGTCAAAGAATTAAAGCGCAGATATCCACACATAATTGTCATGATTGGTGGTCCACAATGTCACCAAAGTTACTGGCAACCTGAACCCGAGTACGACTACATCATCACAGGCGAAGGCGAACAGTTGTTACTAGAAGCATTAGAAGAAATAGAAGCAGGCAAGTTTGATGGACGTCAGCGTTGGTTACGTCAAACAGACGGACAGCGACTAGACTTGGATCAATTGCCACCACCTGACTACAGTTATTTTGATCCGCTTGATTATGGTTTCCCCAACGGCGTCAATGCAGAACTCAGTCGTGGTTGTACTGCCAAGTGTGTGTTCTGCAGTGAAACACACTTTTGGAAGTATCGCGGACGTCAGGCACGTAATATCCTAGAAGAAGTAGCAGACTTATACTTCAACCGCGGCGTTAATGTTATTTGGTTCTTGGACAGTTTAGTAAATGGCAACCTAAATGAGCTACGAGCATTTTGTAAAGGTGTAATTGCACGTGAAATGAAAATAGCCTGGACAGGCTATGCTAGATGTGATGGGCGTATGGATTTGGAATACTACAAAGATCTTGCGGCAAGTGGCTGTATCAGTTTAAGTTACGGCATTGAAAGCGGCAGTACCAAGGTTCTTGCTGATATGGACAAGGGCGTTACTGTTGAAGAAATGGAACAGAATTTACGTCACGGCAAACTAGTAGGTGTTGAAGCTTTCTCTAATTGGATCATTGGATTCCCTACAGAAACTCCACAAGACTTTTATGAGTCAATGACTTTTATTTGGCGCAATCGCAACAACAATTTAACCAACGTCAGTGCCGGACACGGCTTTACTATTCCGCCAGATACTATCCTGGCACAGAACACAGACAAGTACAACATTGCCAAAAGCTACTTTGAAGGCAACTGGATTACCAAAGATTATGATAACAGTAAGGTGCATCGTTTAATTCGCTTGACTACGTTTAATATATTCCTTAACAACGTAGTAACAGAAGAGAATATTGACTTCACTAACCGCAGTGGTGTCAATGATATATGTAAATTAAACTTTGACAACAGCGTGGTACGTGAAGTAGAGTACGAAGTGTTTGATTACAACATAATTAAGCCTGGCATCAATAGTTTTGCCGATAGTCTTGTAAATGAAATTTGGCCTTTACTTCGTCTAATGTGGCGCAGTCGCGGCGCATATACTATAGACTTGACAATTACTCCAGAATTTAGCAATCGAGAGTTTGGGGACAGAATGGGCTGTAACTTTACAGGTATGTTCAAGTTTGACATTGACGTGAATGGTAATTGGATCGCTGATTTTTATTACGACTTTGTTCAACGTGACGATGCTTGGCACTACAGTGAGTTTAGCCGTGCTGATAGTGTAGCCGCTAAACGTGCTCGCAAGCTGGCATTACCTGGTAGCGGCGGCGAAAGTCAATTTACTAACCAAGAGTACTCGGAAGAAATGACATTATTAGATGAGCGTAAGACTTGGGACTTTTCTTTTACACATAGATATAATGGCACTGGTGCGTGGCAATAAGTACTTGACAGGAGATATCCAATGTTTAAAAAAATATTAGACTTTATACTTTCACCATATCGCAAGTTCCAAGACAAGCGCAGATTAAAAAAGCGTATTGCTGAACTACGCAAACGAGATCCATTTATCTACTAAAATGATACTAGGTATTACAGCGCAGAATCACGATGCCAGTCTGGCATTAATTGATGGTGATCGGATTGTATGGGCCGCACATGCTGAGCGTTATAGTAGAGTTAAAAATGATAACCTGCTAAATGCAGACATGTTGGCAGATATGAGATTGTACGGAGAACCGACAGAGCTTGTATGGTTTGAGAAGCCTTTGCAAAAAGACCTGCGTAGATTATTTTCTGGACAGCGTCCGTGGAGAGTAAGTCCCAGTGACCAACTACGTGCAGTAGGATTAGATCACTTGCCCATTGACTATGTTGGACATCATCACAGCCATGCCTCAGCTGGCTACTACACAAGTCCATATGAAGACGCTGCCATATTAGTTGTAGATGCCATTGGTGAATGGGACACAGTAAGCATTTGGGAAGCACGTAAAGATAAAATAGTCAATCGTTGGCGTAAGCGTTATCCCAACAGTTTTGGGTTATTTTATACAGCAATGACACAGTGGCTAGGACTAAAGCCTAATGAAGAAGAATACATCTTGATGGGCATGGCCGCACATGGTACACCAAAGTATGTAGATGAGTTACGTGAAACATTTTTTTCTAGTTGGGCGCCACCTGACTTTAAACTAAGACACGACCTGCATCGTGGTTGCTCATGGTGGGAGCCATGTGATAGTTCAGCTTCAAAGTTTGACATTGCCGCAAGTGTACAAAAGCTTGCAGAAGAATACCTGTTGGAAACTGTGCTAGTGATGCGATCCAATACCACAAGTGACAACTTGATTTTCATGGGAGGTGTTGCTCTTAATTGTGTTGCAAACTCTATTATAGCACGAAGCGGCATCTTTAAAAACATTTGGATAATGCCCAACCCCGGAGACTCTGGTAGTGCAATTGGTGCTGTGGCCGCGCACACCCGACGGCATTTGAACTGGTTGGGCCCTTACTTGGGCACAGACATCAAACAAGATGTGGGCATCAAATCACTGGTAGATGATTTAGAAGCAGGTCGTGTTGTTGCACTAGCAAATGGCAGAGCAGAGTTTGGTCCAAGAGCTTTGGGTAATCGTAGTTTACTATGTGATCCTAGGGGAGTAGATGCAAAGCCTAGAATGAATACTATTAAAAAGCGTGAACAGTTTAGACCATTTGCGCCAGCAGTATTAGCAGAACATGCTGACACTTACTTTGACATGCCAGTTAAAGATAGTCCTTATATGCAATTTGTTGCACGTTGCAGGACTCCTGACTTGCTACCGGGTGTATGTCACGTAGACAATACCAGCAGAGTACAAACAGTAACACACAGAGATAATCCTTTGTTTAGAAGCATTCTAGAAGAATGGAACGCCCGCACAGGTTGCCCTATCTTAATGAATACAAGTTTGAATATCAAAGGTGAGCCCTTGGTTAACACTTGGGATGATGCACTAAGATTCCAAAATCTGCATAACATACCTGTTTATTGATAAGTATTGTTTTAATTACAGATTTATTACAAATTTATAACGTTTGTGGTAGTCCAGTATACTATTATATGGATAAGTATTGTTTTAATAAAGGAGTGTTGGTATGAAGAAGATGATTTTTGCTGTATTGTTGATAGTTTTGTCAACTGGGGTTTTTGCTCAAAAGAAGCAACCTGAAATGAAGGTATACGATTTCCCAGTGACACGTGTAGTAGATGGCGATACAGTTGAATTCTCAGCCCCGTTTCTACCTGCCCCACTTAAACCAAAATTAGCAGTTAGAGTATTTGGAGTCGACACGCCAGAAAAAGGGTTTAGAGCCAAGTGTGAATCAGAGGCCAAACGCGGTGAAGCTGCCTCAGCCTTTACAAAGAAAGTTATCACTGAAAGTAAAACAGCCAGAGTTGCACTTATTGACTGGGACAAATTTGGCGGCCGTGTGCTTGGAGATATTATTTTAGACAACAATGTTAGTCTTCGTGCGCTATTGATCCAAAATGGATTTGCACGTGAATACTACGGTGAAGCCAAACAAAGTTGGTGTGACTAATGTTAGATAAGGTAGTCACTGTCAGTCTGAGTACAATTACTGCCATGGATAGGCCATTTGATGAGCCAATTGTCATAACATACAAAAATGATGATAATTTTAGAGATTATTTTGTTAACCAGCTAGGTGTGCAAGTAGATTATGATACAGATGGTACAGTAATTGTATCCGACAAACTAAAAGAAACCTTGTTTGGGACATTGTCTGGTTTATTAAACTTTATAACAGACAATATTTCACTACCAGACAATGCTACAATAGTTGATATAGGTGCAGGCAATAGCCTTATTGATCTTGCACTTTCGGTGTATTTAAAATCTGCAAAATTTATATTAGTTGACGGTGATGGTCATAATATGAATAGTGATATTTTGCACAGCAGAGATTTTAAAACTGATAACTCATGGCAAATGGTGCATGATGCAATTGAATTATCTAACTTGGACCCAGCCAATTTTACAATCATGGGAACCAACTACGACTTTAGTGAACCGGCCGATTTAATTCTCAGTAGCTACTCATGGGGTATGCACTATCCCATAGATGTTTACCTAGACAAGGTAGTCAATGCTCTAAAACCTGGTGGATATCTAATTTTAAATCCTGTATTAAACATCAACGGTTACTTGGATGAAGTTGATAAAAGATTAACTAGAATTGTAACTGAACCTGAAGGACACTGGATGCGTGGTAGTCATCAGTGGGACAGGTGGGAACCTGTTTTTAGGAATTTGCCTGAATCAGAGCCCACTGCTTACCGATGTATTTGGCAAAAATCTTAAAATTAATGCCATTAACAACTAGGTTAATGGTTATCTTTTTAACCTAAAAATCAAAACCGCCGCATACGGTATCACTAGATAGGGCACATTGGTAGCCCTGTTTTCTTGACTTATTATAAGTATTTTGCTACAATAACATGATGAAAGTAATTAATGTCATTGCAGGCCCAGGTGCAGGTAAAAGCACTCTAGCGTCAGGCTTGTATCATCAAGCAAAACGCCGAGGGTGGAATGTAGAGTTGGTAACGGAAGTTGCCAAGGACCTAGTTTGGGAAGGCAGGCATTGTGCGCTGGAAAATCAAGCTTATGTATTTGGTCGTCAAGTACAACGAATACACAGGCTTGCGGGACAGGTTGATTTTGTAATCACAGATAGTCCTGTGTTATTGAGTGCTATCTATGCACCTGCAGATTATCCTGCAGAGTGGGAACAGGTAGTAGTAGAACTCTGGAAACGTTACGATAACCACGTGGCATTTCTAGGGCGCGGCCCGTGGTTCGATGATCGCGGCCGTGTGCATAACCTTGATGCTAGCATTGAGGTCGATCAAAGGATTGCGGCGTTACTGGCGAAGCATAATATAACCTACACCCAGGTTGATTATGGATACAGTAACCCAGGTGAAGTCTTAGATAATATTTTATTGTCAAAGGCCTGACTGGAGGTAGTCCTAATGAAAGGAGGTGTAACATGCACATGACCCCTAAGAATTTCTCGGGCATGTCACAGCAAGCGGTCACACGTTTGCTATCTAAAGTCATCTTATTGGCTTTAGCAGTATTATTAGTTTCCCCAGTTGTATCTGGTACTGTCAATCAGACCAATGACAAAGAAACATGGGAACATAGAGTACGTAAATTAATGCATATCAATTTGGAAGAAATTGGTGGTGCAAAAAAAGCCTTGGCAGACAAGCAGGTAAAATGCCTGGCTGAAAATATCTATTATGAAAGCCGTGGCGAAAGCTTAAAAGGCCAAGTGGCAGTTGCAAACGTAACTCTCAACAGATTAGATGAAGGCTATGCTAATACTGTGTGTGGAGTAGTAAAACAGGGTTGCCAATTCAGTTGGACCTGTCTTTCAGGACTGGGTTTTCCATCAGGCCACCTGTGGAATCAGGCCGTTGGCATTGCACTAATTACGTTAAATAACAGAGAGCAAGTGGAAGATCCAACCAATGGAGCAACACATTTTCATGCTACATATATCAATTGGAAACCGACCTGGCGCAGAGTCAAAGACTCTGTTAACCAAATTGGTAATCATGTTTTTTATAGAGTAAGACCAAAAGAGGAAAAATGAGAAGACTATACCCTGCAAGATTATTGGAAGTACGCGGCACTGACATGCTAGACGTAGAACTGGATCTTGGCTTTAATGTTTACACACGTCAAAAGATTAGACTGTTTGGAGTTGCATCATGCGGCAAAGATTCAGATGTACGAATTGTACTAACTGAACTTTGCAAAGATGGACTCATTGTAGAACCTATCATTACTAAACGTGCCAAACTTGGTCGTGTGCTTGGTTGGGCATATATTCCCAACGAAGCTGGTGAGCCAGCATTAAATATTAATCAAGCCATGGTAGACCAAGGACTAGCAACCAGCTTCCAGGTCACTGAAGAAGAGGATGATGAATAATGTATGAAGAAGGTTTAACAGCTAGAAAAATTGCTGAGTTTGATTCAGCAATATTTGATGACTATCGAAAATGGGAAGCTGAATGGGACTGGGACCCTGTTGAGCAACCATATCGCTATGTAAGAACAGATCTTACTCACTTGATATACCTGCCTGTCAATGAAGCTAGGCAAAAAGGTTTCATTGAAGTAACACGTGGCTACCCACCGGGTATACAGGACATGTGGGATAATATACTAAAGTCAAAATGCGAATACCTGGCCAGTTTAACTGGCATTGCTGACCCGGTTGTTGTACAAGCAGATATTGCAAGAATGCGGCCACGCGAAGGTGATACAGTATTTCATACTGATACTAGATTTAATCAACGCTATGCTCGCCGATACAATATTGCAATTAGTACTAATGCTGAATGCTGGTTGTATCATTACAGTTATGATTTAAATAATGGTGGAATGCGAGACCACATTGAACCTGGAGAAGTCTGGGAATTAAACAACAAAATTATTCACACCGCAGTAAACTATGGGGAAACTTGGAGAACACATTTGATCATTGATGTAATGCCAAAAAATTACTATGACCGTATGTGCGAACTCTATGATCCGTACGGCAAAGTACCAAACCCACAAAGCAAGAATCAAACATACGACTATGATGTCGATGGAAAAAGAATTGAAGCACCTTTATTTGACGATTTACCACACTGCTTCCCAGCAAGGACACACATTTAAAATGAAAATCACACGCACAGACAAGTTAGTTGCCTATTTGGCACTACTAAGCGGCCTAAGTATATCGGCTGTGGCTGTATACTATTCAGTGGCAGGCCTAGTAAGCATCTTTGCTGCCGCGGTTATTCCTATTATTGTTATGGGTGTAGCACTTGAAGTTAGCAAACTGATTGCCACAATTTGGCTAAAGCTAAACTGGAGTCGAGCCCCATTCTTTATTAAAGCATACATGTCGCTGGCCGTAGCTATTTTAATGATCATTACCTCAATGGGTATCTTTGGATTCTTATCTAAGGCACACAGCGACCAAAGTTTAGTGTCAGGTGATGTACAAAGTAGGATTGCAATCTATGATGAAAAGATCAAAACCGCACGAGAAAATATTGAAGCTAACCGCAAGCAACTCAAACAGATGGATGAGGCAGTTGACCAAGTCATGGGTCGAAGCGCAGATGAAAAGGGTGCAGACAAAGCAGTTAATATACGCAAGAGTCAGCAACGTGATCGTTCTGCATTGGCCAAGGACATTGAAGCTAACCAAAAGCTTATTGCTAAACTCAACGACGAAGCCGCACCAATTCGTGCAGAAGTACGTAAAGTAGAAGCTGAAGTAGGGCCTGTCAAATACATTGCGGCATTTATCTATGGTGATAATCCCGATGCTAACTTATTAGAGAAAGCTGTAACATGGGTAATTATTATTATTGTGTCAGTTTTTGATCCACTAGCAGTTATATTATTGTTGGCAAGTCAATATAGCTTCCAATGGTTCCGCCAACAAGAAGAAGAAGAAGAAGAAGAAGATAGCAAACCAATACTATCTCAACCAACTGCTACAGAACCACCAATTGACACAGCACCTACACCTGTGTACGAAGAACCAGAAACACACAGCGAAAGCATTACCAGCAACTTAGACCCAGTATATCCAGCCACAGAAACAGAAGTAGAAGAACTTGCTGATGCCAAAGCTGATGCCAAGGAAGAAGTAATTGGTGAGCAATACGCTAGTGATTTGATTACAGCACCTCCGGGAACACCCGGTGAAGCATGGGACGCCCCTGTTCAATCCGAGCAACAACAACCTTTAAAAGAAGATAAAATATATACAGCAAGCAAAGAAGATATTGCTAAACGAAAGCGCAGTAGAGGTTGGTTCAATGTTACCTATCCTGGCCGCGATGATGTTAATTAACTAAAGGTTTATTTTGAGTGATTCAAGTGTTTATGTTGTAAGTCCGCCTACTCTTTATATGCCAAGTGGCGGTCTTGCATTTTGTTTGGTTAGCAATGACAAGGTATGGCAAGATACTATTATTGATATATTAGAAAAGGGAATACAAAATCAGTTAACATTTTATGCCAATGAAACCGCAGCCAAAGACCCCAAGGCTTGGGTTTGGTATTGGCATGTAGTTGACAATTGCAGTATGGTGTTTGTAGATACAGCAAGTTGTACTGAACATGAAATCCGTATGGCCCTGGCAATGTCTAAAATTGACCAACCAGTTGTGTTCCATGTTAAAACTGGCAACGACGAATTGGTAGCATTGTTAAATGCAGTTGACATTCCTCACTTTGAAGACTTTGATCACTTGCTTGCTATCTTGGAGTTGACCCTTGGTAGATAAAGTTCAAAAATTAACATGTAGTTTTTGCAGTAAAGGCAGAGACGAAGTCAAAGCATTAATTGCTGGCGAAAACGCATACATTTGTGATGAGTGTATTAATCTTTGTGTAGATGCCATTGCGTCTGATGTAAAAGATAAACCTGGTGAATTTATTAATTCAACAACGCCAAGTGAAATTAAAGCATACCTAGATAAATTTGTCATTGGACAAGACCTTGCCAAACGAAGTTTGAGTGTAGCTGTGCGTAATCACTACAAACGACTGAGTCAAGGCAGCACGGACCTTATTAAAAAATCAAATGTATTGTTAATCGGCCCCACTGGTTCAGGTAAAACGCTTTTAGCAAAAAAACTAGCTGAAAAGATCAATGTGCCTTTTGCTATTGCCGATGCCACAACACTGACAGAATCAGGTTACGTAGGTGACGATGTTGAAAGTGTTATACACCGTCTAGTCCAAGCCGCTGGAGGCGACATTAAAAAAGCTGAGACTGGTATTATTTACATTGACGAAATTGATAAAAAAGGTCGTAAAAGCGAAAGCTCTAGTATTACTCGAGATGTAAGTGGAGAAGGTGTGCAACAGGCCTTGCTTAAACTAATTGAAGGGACAGAATGTCGTGTTCCACAAAATGGTGGTCGCAAGCACCCTGGTAGTGAAACAAACGTAGTAAACACAAAAAACATTTTGTTTATTCTAGGTGGTGCATTTGTAGGCCTAGACGAACAGGTTAAAAAACGTATAAGTGGTGGAGCCAAAATTGGGTTTGGAGCAGAAGTAGATTGCGCTGATGTTAAAACAGATGTATGGCTAGCTGAAGTGGAACCAGAAGACTTTGTCAAGTTTGGTATGATTCCTGAGTTTATGGGACGTATTCCAGTTGTTGCCGCATTAGATACATTGACTGCCAATGACTTGGTACATATTATGACTGATCCAGAAGACAGCATTGAAAAAGAATATAAAGCAATCTTTGAACTAGATCGGGTTGAACTTGAATTTATGCCAGAAGCACGTGTAGCTATTGCCAATTTAAGCATTGCCAAAAAAACAGGCGCCCGTGGATTAAGAAGCATAATTGAGCAAGTGTTACTGGATGTACAGTTCAATTTGCCCGAGTTGGTACAAGAAGGATTAAGTAAAGTTATAATCACTGAACAGTCTGTGGAAGACCATAGCACAGTCAAAATTTATAAAAACTTAGAAATAGTAGCATAATGAGTAGAGATAATCAACGCCCTAAAATACGTGGCACAAGTGTATTAGTCAAAGATGACCAAGTTGAAAAAGCACTTAGAAAATTTAAAAACAAGATACAAGATAGTGGTAAAATGGACGAAGTTCGCGAGCGTGGAGAATACGTTAAGCCAACCACAGAGCGCAGAGTTGCCGCTAATAAAGCAAGACGTCGTCATTTAAAACAAGTAGAAACAGACGAACTAAACGGCAAGCGTGTACCGCGTGATGGTATCAAACGCCGGATGTATTGATACTTGACTTCTCGCTAAGAAATAAATATAATAGTGATATACTAGTGCCATGAGGGCTAGTGATTCACTTGATAATGCCCATGAAGGGGTTGTCAAATAAACTCGCTTTACAAAGGAGATTAAATTATGTCAAAGCAATTACCTTATTCACAATTTGGTATCGGATTCGATAGCATGTTCAAAGAGTTGGACCGCTTAATCAGTGGTGCAACAGCAAATGGATACCCGCCATTCAACGTAGAAAAACTAGAAGATAACAAGCATCGTATTACGATGGCTGTCGCTGGTTTTAACGAATCTGAAATTGATATTACACACCAGGATAACACCTTGGTTGTAAAAGGTGAAAAGTCCAATGATGAATCAACAGCAAACTACATATATCGTGGTATAGCAAAACGCAACTTCCGTAGGGAGTTTGTGCTTGCAGACCATGTAGAAGTACGAACTGCAAGCCTTAAAGATGGCATGTTGATAATTGACTTCGAACAACTTGTAGCTGAAGAATACAAGGCTAAGAAGATTCCTCTAATCAAGGAATAATTAACTTTTCACATGGGTGGGAATTAAAAATCCCACCCTTTAGATAAATATTAGACAAGAACACGGGTATAACAATATGTCAGAAACAGCAATTCAAACAGTTAAGAAAACAGATAATACAACTGGCGTAAAAGAACCAGAAAAATTCCGTGTCGTCATTTTAAATGATAATTCCACGCCAATGGAATTTGTCATTGAGTTACTTAAAGTAATTTTTCACCATCAGCAAGAAGCCGCTTTACAAATCATGATGCAGGTACATCAAAATGGTAAAGGTACCGCTGGAATTTACACATACGAAGTAGCTGAACAAAAAGCCATGGAGTCAACTCAAATTGCTCGTACCAATGGTCACCCGCTTGGAGTAAGTGTTGAGCTTGCTGGTTGATGATTATAAAAACAAGCTGATCATTGATATAGATGATACTTGCATAGATACAATAACTGCTTTTGTAAAATGGTTAGCACAACACGACAGATTAAAAAATGTTGCTGGTAATACATTAACCAGTAGAGAACACTTGGGTAATTGGTTGAGTGTTCCAGATGAATTGGCCGATTTATGGATGAGCGATTTCTGTGAGCATTCATGGCAATGGGGTGCAATGTATCCTTGTCTTGGGGCAGAAAAAATACTAACAGAATTTGTTAAAGCAGGTTGGTACATTGTGGGCTACAGCAGATCATCAAAAGACATGCATCGCGCCACACTACGTAGAGCAAACTTAGAGTTACTATTTCCTAATGTGTTTCATGAATTATATGTTGTGAATAGGCATGCAAACATGTACCCAATGTTTAAAGAACACGAGCCGGCATTTTGTGTTACAGCAACTGAATCGGCGGCAAAGGCAAGTGCAGAAGCAGGACATGCAACTTATATTTTGTCACAGCCTTGGAATTACAATTTTTCCGATATTTCAGTTCGCAGATTTAACAACTGGAACGATGTTGCAACAGTACTATTGAAGTAACATAGCGGGTTTGCAATCATAATTACTATTATGAACCCCATTACACCACCGAAAGTAACAATAGTAGCCCATGTAAATTGGCGCACTAATCGACTAACAGGCCGAACCTTAACACTGCCAGCAGGAGAATCATTGCCAGCTGATCAACATCCAGGAGAATGGGTTGTGCTTGATATACATTCAGCAATGCATTTAATGAACGGTCGTAGTCCATGGCATGAATGGATTAGATTGGGTGCCAGGGTAGTACACATGCCCGATACCAACGTTGACTTTTTAAGTCGCATTAGTCCTGCGGCATGGCCTGAGATTGCCTTGGTTGACGAAAAATGGACTCCTATCAAATGGGTGCCACTTGATATACCTAAAATTGAACCAGATGACTGGGATTTGTTTTGGAAGCTATGGAATGAAAAGCAAGCTGACATCACTCGTGGTCAAGCAGAGACACAGTTCTGGAAAGGCTTATGTTGCTTCCTGCACCCGGAAGTAGACCATACTAAATTTAACTATAAAAACACAGTGGTGGATGATTGGACAGGACACTTTCCTAAAATGTTCCAACAGATTTTTGACTGCTTGCCTTTCCACAGTATTGAAAAGGTTGTACTTTGGTCAAACATTAATGAGGTGACTCCACACATAGATCCAGACGCAGTCATTTATCCGTGGCCTGATAGCCTGCGTATTATGATTTGGGACACCAACGATGGCCCTACATTCTGGATAAGTCGCTGGCCAGAACGCACAGCAGATTATGACCCTAAACCTATCACAGTAAGAACAGGTGCGGCATATGGTGTTAGTGCAGAACGAGTTCCTATGAAAAATAGAACTTATGTAGAATTACCACCAGACACAAATACATTTGTATTCAACAACGGCGCATTCATGCACGGCGCCGATCTAGCCAAGCCAAAGATTATTATGGCAGTTAAGGGTAGACCAAAGATTACAGAATGGCTCAAAGCATTAGAGCCAAGTTATGAAAAATACAAAGATTGGATTACAAAATGATTATTGTTAGAGAAACAGATAAAGCACCATTGACAGAAACTAGAGCAAATTATTTTGACTCATTAACACCATTTAAAATTAACAAGTCAGAGTTATATGCACCACCTTCAAGAGAATATGCGCCTCTTTTAAAATTTCAATTGCCCGAGTCGGTAAATTTTCAACAACTAGTTGATGATACACACGAAGCATTACTGACATTTGGTCAATGGAATTATAGATTATTAGGAGAAGGACACATGGATATGAGTTATGGTGGTATGGGTCTAACATACAATCCTGATCATATTGATGGTAACAGCGGTGACGTACATCAACAGGTACAAGGAAATCACAATCCTGGCACGATAGGAGTATCAAATCCTTACTCTACGTATTCCAATGAAAATATGCCAAGTGTTAAAAGAAATACCCACTATGATACATTTGGGTTTGCTACAAGAACACCGGCTAGTCGCTTTAAATCATTGGGTACATTCTTAGATTCTTTTAAATGTACCATGGTTAGAACAGCTATTCGTATCATATATGCAGAACAAGAAGGACCAGTTGGAGATGACAAATATGCAGGAGTTACATGGCATAAAGACGAACCAATGACAACAAATTTGCGAATTAACATTCCGCTAGTTACTCACCCTGACTATGTCCTGGAACAAGAAGGTTACAACCCTTTACATTTAGAAGCAGGACATGCATATTCATGGGACACAAATACTCTGCATCGTGCGTATGCTCGAACTCGTACCGCACCCCCACGTATACACTTGATGTTAGGCATTAGCCCCTGGTGGCATTATAACGAAAACTTCAAAGTTTGGAATACTAACAAATTTGCCGGAGTAAAGCATCCGCTAGACATGTTAGTAGATGGGGACATCATTGAAGGCATCAAGTTAATAAGCAGTTAAGTAAGTAGTTATTACGCAAGCAACTGGTGTTTAAACTAAAGTAGGTCATCAATAAATATACTACTCGCTAAGAGTAACAACATGGGGCTTTTATCCAATGGGCAAGAAGGATATTACTAGAACCAAATTATTTAAGATGGTTCAAAGCTTTGATGAGCATGATGCTAAGTTTAGACCTACGATTGCTGATTGTAGGGAAGCATTTAGAAACATTAATCGCAATGTTTTTAACAACGAACTCAAAATGCCTAGTTTTAGACTAGTTTATACCAAAGCATTCTGGGGCGAGTGTCAGGGTGTACTTGGTGATCAAACCAAATGTAAAATGAAAATCAACAAAAGCTTCTTGAGCAAACGATTATTCATCAACACCATGGCGCATGAAATGGTACATCAATGGGAATGGTTGACCAACGATAATATGACACATGGTCCTCAATTCTTTTTATGGCGAAACCAGTTGGCAAACTATAACATCACACTCAGTAGATGCTATAGAATGAAACACTATAGACTAGACAAGGTACAAACTAAAAAAATTCCATAACAACGGAATTAGACGATGCAGGGTTATCATACAGTAGATAACTATTTGCATGACAAACATATTCAATCAAAACAATCCCAACGCTGTGCAAGGCGCAGGTGTTAGCGGAAGTCGCCAAGGACTTAATTTTGATAGACTGCAACAAATGCCAGGCGCTGTGGCATCTGAACTGGCATTAAGTCAAATTGGAAACTTTGAACCATTGGATTGGAAGCTGGATACATTTGGCATTGAAAGTGTCATTAACGAAAAATACAGCAGTGATTGGGTAGATTATTTGCCCCGAACTGACCGGCCAAACAATCGCAGGTCAATGACCTTGACAACAATTGACGGATGGGATCATCGCCAAGCACCCAGTATACCAGAAGCAACAAACAAACTTGGTCGTACACCAAACGAAGAAGAATTCTGTAACCCCACACAACTATACAACGATTGCGATAGAGCAAGTCCAGGGCTAACAAGCCTTAAAGGATTTTTAGATGAATGGAATCCCCTTGGAAGAACATTTTTAATTAATTCAGGCATCGGTGGATACTTTGTCCCGCATCGAGACCATCCTGGCCTACCGCGTCCTTGTTTTAGATTGGTGGCATTTTTAAAGAATTGTGGGCCACTGGATTATGACTGGTGGATGGATGAACGTAAAGCAAACATTGAACTAGGTAGGGTTTACTATGTAAACACTCGCATGACACATCGCACTATATCTTGGGTCAATGATAGCTGGCATCTAATTCTTAATGTACCGTTTACACCAGCAAACGTTGACAAGGTACTAAAACATTTACAACATAGGCACTAAGATGAGAATTACAGTAGGCAAAAATGATTTTATCAAACAGGTAGACATCAAGCTACCTGAAGGCAAGCAACGAATTGGAGTAATGTTAAGCGGCGGTGCAGATTCTGCGGTGCTACTGTATCTAGTCTGCTTAGAGCGTAGGATGGATAAGAGTACACAAGAAATTATTCCGTTCACTGTTGCCCGTCCTGACGGCGCATGGGATTATGTTAAACCTATTGTAGAGTGGGTTAGAAATCAACTTAATCTTACCATTGAACAATTATCCGATCCCATCAAAGTCGGAGACCCAACAGTACACCACAGTCAACAAGGTCGCACTGGTGAGCATGAAGCAAGAACAAAATATGGAATTGAACATATTTTTTATGGTAGTCAAGCACACCCTGATCGAGCACTAATTGAATTGCCCGGTGAATATCCCAGTCGACCTGCCAGTGTAGAGTTGCCTGGTACTACGTGTCCCTTTGCTTTGGTTGATAAACGTCATACACTAAGTCTGTACGACATATTTGATGTATGGCCGCTAATTGAACTTACTCATTCGTGTACCGCACTTACAGTAGGTCGATGCGGAGAATGTTACAACTGCAAGGAACGAGAGTGGGCACTGAGCCAGTTAGAATTTACTGACCCAGGCGTGAAGTAAAAATACTTAAACCTAATTTGCGTTTAATTCCATTACGTGGAAACGCACTGCTAACATGTAAACGATTGCGAGGGAAAGTCATTGGGATGCCAGGAATCCACTGCCAGTGCTTATCCACGGTAAGGCCAGCAAAGTTTTTAATGTTCAAGTGAGGACAATGATCTAGTAGTATGCCGTCTAGTGTTTCTATATCATCTAAGTTTTCAACATCTTGATAATCTGTTATGACCTGATTATATTCGTTGGGCTCTACAGTTTCACCACGTAGGAAGAATGCCGCATCACCAGACCAGGTTTGGTTTAAAACCAAAAATCTATTTCGCTCTAATCTTACAGGAATGTCGTCACGTAGTTCCTGCCGCAGTGGAAAAACAAAAGTCTGTAACACACGTTCAGGGCCTTCTTTGCCTGTATCAGCATGAACACGATATCCTGTTTCAGTTTCAAAAAAGTTGCCACCAGTAACTTCCCATGTGCCTTCGCCAAGTACGCCGTCGATGATGGGCTTGACAATTTCTAGTGCAGGTTCTAAGTCAAGCGCAAACTTGCGTTGTGGTAGAATTTTTATTTGGCTGTTATTTTCAAAGCAAGAAATCAATGCCAGCCGCTGTTCTTCTGTAAGCGGATCAAGTATGCTAGGGTTCATAGTGAAATATTTAGTGTTGTAAAAATGCAACAGCGTACCTTGACAGGTGAGCCAGTTTGTGTTATACTGTTTAATTAAAGGAGAAAGTATGCAAGCTAAAAACTTTATAAGCAAATATACAAGTGCCAATAATCGTAAAGCATATGGGAGTTTTTATAATATAAAAGCTACGGAAAAATGGGTAGAGTATATGCTAGACATTACAGATATGAATAAAGTGTTAATGGCATTACCATTTAACGATAAAATGCGTATGCTAGATGCATTAGAGGCGGCAGAGCGCAAACGAGATTACATGTACAGACACCCAAATTTTAACTATAAACAAGCTACACGGTGGTTCGAGATGGCAAAAGATTTGCCTAAAAAGTAAGCAAAGTTGTTGTAAAAATACAACAACTTTTCCCAAAAAACGGTTGCCCAATTAGTCCAGATCCAGTATAATAAACACATAGTAAGAAATAAGGTTGTTGAAGTAAAGAGCATTTAAGTCCGCTTGAGGAACAGCGGTAAAGCCCCAGAGCACTGGGGCACTTAGATGGGGCAACGGTTAATTAAGGTTGTTTCAAAACGCAAGCTACGCGAAAGCAAAAAGGCAAGCACGAAACATTAAATGGGCCTAGCCCAGCCAATCTATTTTAGTAAGGATCTTAAAATGTCATATGATAACGTAATTGGAACCAAAGAAGGCCTAGCCAACATGATAGGCAAAGTATTCACTTCAGTGACCAGCACTGGTCGTGAAATGATTTTTGAAAACGCCACTGAGCGGTTTGTGTTTTTACACGAGCAAGATTGTTGTGAGTCCGTTGAAATCTATGACATTGTCGGTGACATAGAGGATCTGGCAAACACACCAATTTTGATAGCAGACGAAGTGTCTGGTGAGATTCCTGCTGACCACGAGTCGTATGAATCGTCTACATGGACTTTCTACAAATTTGCAACCTTCAAAGGTTGGGTTGATGTTCGCTGGTTAGGTGAGTCAAACGGCTACTACTCGGAGAGTGTCAGTTTGGAATATGAAAAGTTAATATAGGAGGTCATCGTGACCATTACTATAGCAAGAATGAAAGATAGGTTAGTCGAAGTCATTCGTGTTGCTGACACAGTTCCGTTCTCCACAGAACGTGGTTGGGTAATGGTTTGCATGGACTTTGAAAAGCCCGAACGTAAGAAAGAACAATTCAAGTGGGTGCCTGCTAGCACTCGTTTTGATTGGATTAGAACTTTTGCCTTTTGAGGACACCATGGATCAAGTACAAAAAAAGCGTTTTCTCAAAGAACAGAAATTACCTATTGCAGATGCGTGGGCCTTGGTGGCCTTTGCTGACCGCATCAACGAAGGAAAGTATATCAAGTTTCCAGAGATGGATCAAGATACTGGCAATGTTAAACTGCACCCCAATCGCGAACTTATTAAGACGCAGGTTGCACTGAGCTTTCCTAATGTTACTACAGCCGACAGAGAACTTGGTGCTAAAATGGCAGAGCATTTTCAAGGGCTTGCATTTAGTATGCTAGGTGGTAAAGCAAATGACTTTGATCAAAAGATCATGAATTTTATTACACAAGAAGACATTGACGCTAACATGGGCCTGGCATATATGGCCTGCCTTGGTGCCCGCTATCATAAAGAAGTTGTAAAAGAACAACGGCAAGAAACTCTAAATAAAGTTATTGCAACCAGTATTCACCAAGGTGCTGTAGGCCAGCATGTTCGACTCGATGTTACTGTAATCAATAAATTTGCAGGCAAAGTGTTTGCTGGTAGTGTAGTTCGTGCTACAGACGGCACTAACCTATACTTTTGGACCAGTAGCAAAACAATTGACATGTGGCCCGATACTCCTGAACAGTTTCCCATTGTTGCCGTTGTTAAAGCACACGGACAAGATAGGGATGGAGCCCAAGAAACTCGATTGACCAGAGTCAAGATTGCAATTTAAAATGCCCGTCGGGCTTTTGACTAAACACAGCAGGTGACAAATGTATAATTACATACATGTATATTCCATCTCATATTATATCTAGCGTAAAGAATGCAATACCGGTTTATAAAGATTGGCCCAAGACAGGCGTCTCATACAAGAATACGGTAGAACTGGCCAAGCAACCAATTGCATTTGCACATGCTATAGACTGGTTTTCTTTGGTAGCAAGACAATCAGTTGCCAAAGAAATATTTGCACCCGATGCTCGTGGTTTCATATTTGGTTCGGCACTATCAATCAAATCACACTTGCCAATGAATGTTGTACGTAAACCCGGGAAGCTACCAGGAGATGTATGGAGTCAAAGTTACAAGTTGGAATATGGTACAGACACATTAGAAATACAACAAAACATAGAAGTAGGTGATAGGCCGGTACTCATTGTTGATGATGTACTAGCAACAGGTGGTACGGCAGAAGCAATTTGCAAGTTGTTACACAACAACTTAGGCATCGCATATTCATCAATGACAGTTGCTGTATTAATTAACCTATCCTTCTTGGGTGGCGAAACTCTTTTAACCGAGCAGGGTGTTACGGTACATGGACTACTAGATGAATGATCTAATTGTATTTGCTTTAGAAGATGAAGCACCAAACCTTTTTAAAGAATACTCTAATGTGCATTGTATTGGTGTAGGCAAGGTAAACTCAGCAATCAATACAATGCGACTGTGTCACATGTATCATCCCAGGCGTATTATCAACATGGGTACAGCAGGTGGCATTAGATTGGGCCACGGAGTACACCGCATTAATACAGTATGGCAACATGATGTTAACTTGATGGCACTTGGCATGAAGCCGGGCATACATTTTAACGATCCTGAGAGCATGATTATCATGCCCGGTGTAGGCAAGACTTGTGCGTCAGGTGATATGTTTATTACAGAGCCCAAGAAGCTTAGAGTAGAGTGTGATGTGGTTGACATGGAAGCTTATAGTGTGGCCAAGGTAGCAAATAAACTTGGACTTGACATTGAAATATGGAAATACATCAGCGACCCTGCAGATACAGGCGCAGGTACTACTTGGAAAGAACAAGTGTCAGCAGGTGAAGAACTTTACCGAGAAGTACTAAAAGAATTAAAAATCAAATTGGAATCCAAATGAAAATAGCAAGCGGCTATGCTGAAATGTTTGAATGGGAAGATGGTAATCCTAACAAAGAAGATCGTACAGGATTGACTGTGGCACTTTATAATGGCGATAAAATTAGAGTAGCAAAGACCAATGATGTACCCATTGGAGTCGTTGGTGGAGACAACACCAGCGTGGCCGCAGTGAGTAATGCTAGCCCACAAGAATGGCATGGAAAACACATACGCGATGTTGCCGGGCGTTTGCAATGGGAAGACCAAGTTATGATTGAGTGGATTGATAAAGGATACCGACATTGGTATGAGGCTGATAGGATTCCAGACAGTATAACTGTACCTGACTATGCTGTTAGATTGACAGAGATAAATGGGTATCCTTTGCGTAGAGAAGTTTTGTCTGAGGAGTATAAACAATTACACGGTACCTTACCTGTGTATGAACCAAGATGGGAAAGACAAGAGTGGGGAATAGTAGTAATATTAGGTAGAGCAGTCGTTAGAGAAGGATCAGTATGCAATCCATTATGGAAAAGATTAAAACTATTGTCAGGCGAACTAGGTGGACAATCTGTAGCAGAGTGGTTGATAAGATAAACTGAACAAATAAACTGTCGTAAATACAATTATGCAAACAAAAAACATTTTCTCTGATTGGGGCACCGAAGTTACAGATATGAGTGATATTTTTGATCAAGATACACGTGAACTACGTAAGCTACTTTACGATCGAAAGATGATAGTACTTCATGCCCCTGAATGGGACAAGTTAACCTATTGGAAATTCTGTGCGCTATGGGGTCAACCTTGGACAAATAAAAACTATCACGACAGTACGGAAAAATGGGAGGTAGTCAGCGATCCGGATAACCCAACAGAACCAAAATTCATTACAGCAATTAGTAACAAAATTAGCGTACGACTTGGTGATAAAGAAATGCCATGGCATGCTGATATTGCCAATCGTGTTGACGGCGGCATTCAATTTCCGCATCGTATCATCTATATGAAAACTGTTCCTAATCCTAGAGCAGGTTTAACTGTTTGGTTAGATATGGAAAAAGCTTATCCTGAAGTGCATCCTAAACTTAGGGCACGATGGGAGAAGCGTACTATTATTCAACAAAATTGGCATCACTTAGGCAAAGATATTATTGAGTGGCCTTCAATGAAACAGCAACCAATTACCGGACGTTGGAGCCCTAGATGTAACTTTCACGGGACAACAGACTCTTGGATCATTGACACCAAGATGAACGGTAAAAGCATGGGCACTGGCATTGTAGAAGAACTTATGGAAGCAATGACGGCTGTACCAGAGTGTGTGTACACGCATACTTGGAGCCCCAATGACATGGTGCTGTATGACAACTGGCCATTTGTACATAGTCGTACATTCTTGGATTTGAAAGCCGAAGACGAACGACTAATGTGGCGTTGTAACATTGAACATGATGAAAGCTTAAAAGAAACCCTGTATGGAAAGTAACTACATATATTTTAATCCTTGTAAATTACTAGATCCATTGACCAACAATTGGACCACAATTCGTGACGAGTTTGTCAAACAATGTGTAAGAGAGACTTATTGGGTAAAGCAAAAAATAACAGAAGTAAAAGGCATCAAGGCAAATTATATCACTGACCTAACAGGCGAAGAATTATACGTTGGTGACTTTAAAGCCATGCCAATAATGCTTAGAGAAGATTTTGTTGACCATCATGAAGCAAAGTCAATGGACTGGAAGAATTGGAAGCAACCAGGTGGTGCCAAAATATCATTCAATGATGCAAGGATACACCATATGCCATTTATACAACAGTGGATGTATAAAAATATTGAAGTACTTGGCGCAGTCACTTTTAATATTTCATTGCCAGGAAGTAAACTGAATCACCACTGGGGATTGGTAAATGAATATATTCGTTTTCACTTGGTGCTAAAGCAAGCAACAGGTTGTGTATTTGACATTGAAAACGAACGGCACGAATGGGTAGATGGTGAGTTGTTTGGTTTTGATGATTGTAATGTATTCCATGGCACAAAGCATACAGGAACAGAGCCTAGAATAATCATGTTGATTGACATTTTAAAAAGTGCAGTTCAGCCGTATGCTAAGACTTGGCCAGTGAGAGAATATCTCCCTCGCAATAAAAGAACTATCCCAACTATACTGGATTGGTAATATGCTATTTGAATTAAATTATCGTGTGGTAGAAACTATTGATGCTGGCCTAGTAGACCCAATCATTGAAGCCTGCAAAAAAGCAAACTGGGGCAATGGAACATATGACCGGTTTGAAAAAGTCCTATCTGATGGTAAGTTAGTAGAATATCCGTTCCCTATCAGCAAGCCCAATAAAAACTACACACCAGAACAAACAGAGATACTAAGAGCAAGTAAGCCACTGTTAGACTGGATCTTGACCTTGCCTAGATTTGCAGGATACAAATGGATTCGTGGTGAAGTTGCTACGCTACTTCCAGGAGTAACACTAGGTTGGCATAAAGATCCGCAGTGGTTCCATGACAATTGTGTGCGTTTGCATGTGCCAATTTATACCAACGACCAGTGTGTACAACTTTGGAAAACTGAAGAGTATCACATGGAAATGGGCTATCTGTATGAGCTAAACAATCGTGTGACTCATAGTGCAACCAACAGAGGCACAGAGTTTAGAACTCACTTGATCTTGGACATCATGCCCGAAAGCAAATGGCAAGAATCAAGGCAACTAGGAATTAACCCAATTGGCCTTGTTGATGCTCCTGGCGAGTACTAAGCATCTAACTCAATATCCCAGTACAAATAATCTCTCCACGTTTCATGGAGATTGCTTTGAGGCCTGCGTTTACCACGTGCATACAAATCCCATGCACTAGGTGGCACGGGTTTTGTTAACGGAAACATTTTAGCCTCCTGCGGTAACTTCGCCCCTTTGCGATGATTACAAGGGCTACATGCCGCAACAACATTTTGCCACGAACTGATACCACCATGTGCTCTTGGGATAACGTGATCAAATGTCAAGTGCTTGGCTTCAAATTCGCCACCACAATATTGACAAGTGAACTGGTCTCTAAGATAAACATTGTAACGACTGAATGTAGGAGTTTGGTCTCGCTTGACATAGTCTTTTAGGGCCACTACACTGGGTAGTCTCCAGCTTCGTGTAGCACTATGGACCTCTATATCGTATTCAGCTACAACATTTACACGGTCCGTAAAGACAGACTTAATTGCATCCTGCCAAGAGATAGTACTCAAAGGATGCATGTGGACCGGTTGAAAGTCAGCATTTAGTAGTAAAGCTGGATATTGTGAATCGTGGATCATAAAAGTGGTTCAGGATAAAACTATACTTATCAAGAAATTTGACAAGTACTTAATTATACGCTATAATAACACAATGAGCAAGCAACTTTGAAAGGCTAATATGTCGATGCATATGGAAGGTCCGTGGCTTAGTACAACAGGCAAGATGCGAGGCAAAAAGAAATTTGCCTCATCTGAAGCTAAACGAAAGGCAGAAGAATTGGAAGAATCTTGGAATGACTTACTAAAGCGTCAGGGCGTAGAGCAAGAAGAACGTAAACGCCGGCGAGCAATGAGTGCTGAGCCGTTGGTGTATAATCTTGGCGCACCAGCAGGTAGAACGTCTGCACATATCCCATCTCGTAACACAGGCGAAACTGGTGCCGGAACATACCGAGCATCACCGCAGTACACAGGTACCAAGGTTAAAGGTATTGGCACTATGCACAAGTCAAATGCTGTTCCTATTTTCAGCGATGAAGAAGCCATAGCAATTTCAACAATGCGTCGATAAATATTTCAAAGGAGTTTATAATGAAAAAACTTTTAATTGCAATCGTAGCGACCTTGGCTCTAACAGGTTGTGCAAGTAGAACAGGTACAGCAGTACTTGCAGGCACCACTGGACTTATCATTGGCAATGCAATGGCACAGCCACAGCACAGAGTGGTAACACACGAGCAAGTGATTATTGTAAACAGCACCTGCACTCAATATCAACTGCACAGCGAAAGAGCCGCATGTGAACGTGGTACACGTCAGCGCCACTACGAAGAACAACGCAAGCGAGAAGCAGAAGCATATCGACGCGGCTATGGACGATAATGGGTTATAACGTAATACTGATTGGTGGTATCACGTTTGATCGAGTAGGTAGAGCAATTGGCTCTTTTAGATTAAGAACAGCATTTGAAAATGCAGGATATTCGCTAAAAATCATTGACTACGCATGGGCACTTAATCAGGATCAAATGATTGAACTGCTGTCAACACTTGTTACAACGGAAACAAAAATATTAGGTATCAGTGCTGCCTGGTATCATTTCCCAACCAATAAGTGGGCACAGGATCTTTCTTTTTTTAGAAGATTTAGGAGACTCTTTCCAGATATAACAATTGTGGTTGGAGGCACTAGTACTACCCCACCGGCATTGTTATATAACTATTGCGACTGGTTTGTTAGTGGGTTTAGTGATATTGCATTTGTCAAGCTTGTTGATTATCTCTACGGAAAAACGTCAGATTTGATTTATATAACAGATGCACACGGTATTCCAGGTCCCAATTCAGGCGAAATTAAAATAGTATCAGCTGACAGAGATTATCCAGTAATAAATGTAGACGAAATTGAAACAGTCTTTAAGGAAGAAGATGGATTCTTATCTCATCAACCTTTACCTATTGAAATAAGCAGGGGATGTATTTTTAAATGTGCATTTTGCACACATCCATTCCTGGGTAAAAAGTCATACGATTATATACGAACAGCAGAAAGCATTGGTCGCGAACTTAAAAGAAATTATGAATTGTTTGGTACCTACCGATACATGATATCTGATGACACATTTAACGACAGCTACGAAAAACTAGATATAGTTAAACGAGCAATTGAAATTGCTAAATTATCAAATTTTGAATTTGTGGGTTATATTAGGCCTGAACTAATTATTACCAAACCCAACATGCTTTCTATGTTACTTGACTTGGGTATTAAGGGTGGATTTATTGGCCTTGAATCTATGCGAAAAGAATCTAGACAGATAGTCGGAAAAGGCATCGCAGTTGACCGGGTGCTTGAAATTGCACAAACTCTCAATGAGAATGGTGTTAAAATGCATGCCAGTTTGATTGCTGGACTACCAGGTGACACTGAAGAAGAAATTTATAAATGGAGTGATTACTTAATTGAAAACAAGAATCGTCTATTCAGAAGTTGGAATTTCAATGCACTTGGAATGCACCGAACAGCAAAGGGTGAAGTTCCATACAGCTTGTTTGAAAAGGACCCAAAATCTTATGGGTATACCACTAAAGAATTAGCATACAACACACGGTCATTGGATTGGGTGCATACCTCTGGAATGACTGCAAATAAGGCACAAGAAATTTCTAACAAATGCATTGAGTCTGCTAGACATCATATAAAAATTGGCGGCTGGGAAGTTGCAAGTGCTTGGTTTCATGACATACCAGAATATATTGTAGAAAATATGCCATTTAATCAGACCAATCTCAATGAGAAGTCTGTAGAAAACTCAATGGCACGAGCCAGTTATAATTATAATTTGATCACAGGTAAACATTTAAACAATGCATAATGATATTATAGCAAAACTAACAAAATGGATGACCGAGTTTATTGAATCGCCAAATCCTAAGTTAGGTGACTGGGCTCCTTGTCCGTATGCTAGACAAGCCAGAGTCAACAACAATATCAGTATTAAATTTGCTGATATTGCAGAGTTAACACAAGCGGTACATGAATCAGTTGACTTGTTAGCTTCTAAAGAGGTGGTAGTGGTATGCTTTGACCACAATAACATTAATCCAGTTGAACTTCAAGAATATGTTGAAGGAATGAACAAGACGTTAATTCCAGCAAACTATGTTATATTAGAAGATCATCCATGGACACCTGAATACATCAATGGTGTGTGTATGAACTTTGGCCATTGTGGGTTGCTGATTATTCAGAAGCTAGATAAGCTAAACAACGCAAGTGACCAACTACGTGAAAAAGGTTACTATAATTCTTGGACTAAAGAAGATTTAGATTCAGTAGTTTCATGGCGATATAAATAGACGCATGAAATTTGGACGCTTAGATTTAACAAAAACCACATACAATATTATACTAGATGCACACTTGCTAAATCCTGTACCAATTGATGAAATAAACCAGGTATATGAAACATATTGTTTATATAAAAACTTTAAAAGTGTCATGCCACTAGTACCTGGCCGATTCACAATACCAGGGACTGAAGTGCTTGGTTATTACGATCAAAACAAATTGATAGCCTGGAGCATGTATCGTATTTGGGACAGCAAAAGTATTGTTATAGATCATCATGCCTGGGACTATAGTAATCCCAAGTTAAGAATAGGTTTACGGAGTTTAGAAAATGAATGTGCCTTGTACAGAGATCGAGGCTATGAATTTATGTATTTTGAATCAGTAGAACCCTACATGCTGAGTATGCAGGGCTTTGAACTATTAGGACCTTTTAATGGACATTTACCACATATGGTGTGACAAAACAGAAAACATACCAGACCTTGAATGGGTCAACAACATGAAGTCTTTTTTAGATCATCTTGTTGCAGAAAAGAAAATGGAATCATATCGTATTACTAGATGTAAGATGGGATTTCGTAGCATCGCAGACATGCCCGAATGGCACGTCATGATGGAGTTTACAGGCATGGCTCAAATGGATACTGCATTCCAACGAGTAGCACCGCTAGAAGGTGAATTGGAAGTCAAGCACAAGAGTTTCAATCAGTTTGTAAGCGGCAATATACAACATGCACTTTTTAGAGATTGGCCAGACGCACTATGACATATTCAGTTTATCAACATTGGGACAGACTCAAAGTCTGTGCAGTGGGAAAATCGTATCCCCCAGAACTTTATGATTATATCAAGAACGAAAAGGTTCGCAAGGTATTTTATCAAATAGCAGAAGAAACTGAAGAAGACTATCAAAAACTAATTAATCTATTACATAGTTTTGGTGTGCAAACAGTTAGACCTGACATGACCGAACGGATTGCAGAATCACAACGAGGTATTGAAACCAATACATTTATTCCGCGACCAAGTGAAATGCAACCTAGAGATTACTGTGCCATGTTAGGCGATAAGTTTTACTGGCGAGGCGTACCTGCAACCAATGAACCCATAGTAGATTTAGTACAAGCTCAGGGCAATACTACAGAACGAGGGCCAGATTATGGTTCAAGTGAACCTAAGTTGGATACATGGCATTTTTTAAATGCCGCAATGATTAGTCGTATTGGTCGAGACTTAATAGTTGGGACGCCGGGTAGATTCGAATTCAACAACACCGCTGAAGATCTGGCAAGAGTATCAAACGAATTACAAGACAAATTGCCCGATTATCGTGTTCACAATATAGATACTCAGGGACACACTGATGGTACATTTTGTCCTGTGGTACCAGGATTGATAATATCTAATCAAGAACCTTTACAATATGGGAAAACATTTCCTGGCTGGGAGGTAGTTGCACTAACTGGTGAGATGAATAAAGTAGATCCGTTCCTTCAAATGAAATACAAAAATGAAGGCAAGTGGTGGGTTCCTGGACAAGAACTAAATGATGACTTTACCAGCTACGTTGAGAAGTGGATGAGTCATTGGGTAGGTTATGTTGAAGAAAGTGTGTTTGATGTTAATATGCTGGTTATTGACAAACATAATGTAATCGTTAATGGATATAATAAAACAGTATTTGATGCATTCGGTAGATATAATATTACTCCACATATTTGCAATTTTAGACATCGTTATTTCTGGGATGGTGGATTACATTGTATCACTACTGATTTACACAGAGAAGGTACAATGGAAGATTATTTCCCCGATAATCGATAATAATTGATAATAATTGATAATAATTGATAATAATTGATAATAATTGATAATAATTGATAATAATTCCATATAATATTATCGATAATCTAGTTTGTTGCTAAAATACAACAAAAATAGGCTCAGAAATCTGGCTCAAAAGCCCAGAAAACGGTTGACGTCTGGCTCAAAGTGCGTTATAATAAACACATGAACAGCAAAACAGTATCCCGCAAAAGACGTACAGACCGTAACCACGCAATTTACGAATTGTTTTGCGAAGTTACAGGTGACAGCTACATTGGTATCACTGTAGTTGATGGCTCTGCATTGAGCTCTGTGCGTGGACGTTTTAACCGTCATTTGAGCCGTGCCAATACAGAAAGCAAGAACTGGAACCTGTGCGAAGCACTTCGTACATATGGACGTGAAGGTTTCACTCCTTACTTGTTGGAAGTGGTGCGTGGCAAGACAGCGGCTCATGCTCGTGAGCGTGAACTGACTGCATTATTGAAGCCCACTCTAAATACACTATAAGGAGATGATTATGAAACAGATTCATACCATGTACATCTACAAAACAGACAGGCGTACTAAAACTGGCGAAAGACTTTTTAGTACCTCTGTTTGGCAACATCGTGACTCAGCTGAAATGAAGCGTGAAGTCCGAGAACTACAATACGAACTCTATCCTACTAGGTTAGGTTTCCGTATTGAATTCCATCCACAAGTGTCAACTGTTTAAGGAGAAACAAATGATTAAAGAAACTACAACTTACGATCAACGTCATGGTGGCCCTTACGATCGCGGTACAGCCGATTCATATTATGGTCGTGATTACTGGCCTCATTACTTTGCAGGTGACACTCATAGAAGCCGTCGTGTTGACATGGATCAAATGACGCCGGCAGAGCTTGCGGCTTACACCGCAGGCTATCGTGATAACGAAGCCAACGGCGATAAAAAAGACTGGGGTTGATCTAGTCTTTCTTAAATTACAACGCACCTAGGGTGCGTTTTTTATGGCTGATCATATCGTACTGGAGTACTATCTAGTACTATTGCTTACCACTATTATGCTTATATGCTTTTAAGTATTGGTACAAGAAAGCATAACAATGTCAAACGTAATACCAAATTTAAATCATAAACCAGTAAGTGTTTATTTTCGTAAAGACTGGGAAACACAAATACCAGCAACAACTCTGGCACTACTAACAAGAGAAGATGCTGTATTTAAAACCAAGTTTTGTGGTCACTGGAAGGATCTCAGTGATGTGTTAAGTTCAGAGCCATCTCAAATTATATTTCATATTGGTATGCTTGTGCAAGAGGGTACTACTATTTTTGAATTTGTGTCAATGCTTGAAACACTTATCAAATTTACCACACCAGGAAGAACGATTCCCATTGGCGTTAGTATAGATAAGGAAACACCATATGCGGTGATAAGGGATTTAAAACGAACGTCATTGGTAGGAATAGTGCCATCGGCTGAATCATTTGGAATAAGTGAAATGACTCAGGGCCTGACAATGCTGGTTAATCAAATATCATATTGGCCTAAACATATTTTAGATCAGTTACCAGGCGCTGTAATAAAAACAAAAAATGCCAAAGATGAAATTGCATTGACAAATAGACAAACCGAAATTTTTGACCTAGTGTGTAAACGCGGATTGAGTAATAAAAAGATAGCACAAATATTAAACATAAGTGAAAGTACAGTCAAGGTCCATATCAGCGCAATCCTAAAAGCATACAAGGTACGCAACAGAACACAATTGGCATTGTCTGGTTCAGAATTTGGATTGCGAGCATAACTTTTTCTAGTACTGGAGTATACCGTAATACTAAAAGCTACCATTACTATTAAGATTTCCCCCTAAGTAGATATGAGAACTTCTAAGTCTCATATTTAAATAGGAGAAATTAAAAAATGGCAGATTTATCTACAGTAACAGGCGGTGGCGACATCCTTGGCGGCGGTGGCATGGGCGTAGGCGGTGGCCTGATTGGTGGTTTGATTTTAGGATCATTACTACGTAACAACGGCAATCTATTAGGCAACGATGGTGCAGGCGGAGCAGTTTTACGCAGTCCACCTGAGCAAGTTCAAGCTAACATGGACTTGATGGCCAGCGTTGGAGCAGTTGACAAAGCAGTGGCAGTTGGCACAGCGGCAATGGAAGGCAGTCAAGCTAACCAATCAGCGGCTATCACATCACAATTGAACAATGTCACAGGCAGTTTGGCAGCTCGTATTGACGGCACAAGAGAAGCAGTTAATGCAAATGCAATGGTACTTGCACAACAGTTGAACACCATCAATACTAACTTGATGACAACAGCTAATGAAACACAACGTGCAGTTTATGATGACGGTGACAAAACTCGTGCATTGATTACATCACAATACGAAGCAATGTTGAATCGTCAACTATCTGATGCTAATGCCGCAGTTATTGCTTTGCAGAATCGCTTTGATAATGCCGAGCGTACTCGTGGTGTTGAAGTTACTACAACTAATAACATCAATCAGATGCAACAACAAACTCAGCAACAGCAACAGTATGGCCAGTTGTACCACGCTATTTACTCACTAGCGCAAGGCATTCAGGCTACTAACCAAGCTATCAATGTTGGAACTGGCACACAAACGGCCAATCCATTGAACAACAATACTAACATTCGATAATTGTTATTAAAGCACTTGCCTCACAAGGGCGAGTGCTTTTTTTTGGAGAACCTATGTCACAAGATCAATTTCAGGATCAATATCCGTATCAAAATCAAACCCAAGGTATTGCACCAGCAGGTTTTTACCCACCATTCCCTCCGTTTGTACCAATACCATTGTACATTCCTGGAAGTAATACAGGCAATGATAATGACATTATTAATATCGGGAGCGGAAATATTATTACTGGAGGAAACCCAAGTCCAGTCACAGTCACACAAGTAACAACAGCAACATACACAGCCACCGCACAGGATTATTTCCTTTGCGTTGATGTAGCCGCGCCAGTGACAATTACATTGCCTACTGGTATATTAGGCACAGTTTACATAGTCAAAGATTGCGATGGTGATGCAGTCACTAATCCAATTACTATTCAAGGCACTGGCGGGGAATTAGTCGATGGAAATACGGCCACAATTAATACTAATTTCGGAAGCTTAACTTTTGTATTCAATGGAAGTGCGTGGAGTATCGTATAATGGGCTACAAAGCACCACTTACTTCAACCACCGATTTTGGAATTATGAAAGTCGGCACTGGTTTATCAGTTACTGATGGAACCGTTAACGCATCAACAGGCTTACTTAACTATGGATTTTTTGAAAACGGAACACAAACTAACCCAGTGGCCAGTGCAGTTAACTTGGCAACATTTAGTGAAACTGGTCCCGCAAATGGAATTAGTATAGTCGGGGGTACTCAACTTACAGTAGTCAACGCTGGAACATACAACACGGTGTTTACAATGAATGTAAACAAAACATCCGGTGGCGCTAGCACTATTAGCATATGGCTACGTCTAAATGGAGCAGACATTGCAGGCTCAGCACAAGATTTAATTTTAACAGGAGCATTGGATACAATCTTCGTTACAGGCAATTATACATTGGATATACCTGCTGGGGGCAATGTAGAACTATGCTGGAGTAGTGCTGACACTACCATGCAGTTATTGGCATTGCCAGCAAGAGTTGGTCCAGTGCGTCCAAGCGGCGCCAGTGTAAAAGTTACACTAACAAGAATCAGTTAAGGAAATAATATGTCTTCAAATTTAAACACAAAAATAGTTACAACAACACCTTACACCGTGTTATCATCAGATGAAGTAATTTTTATGAATGTTGTTGGACCATCGTCTGTTATATTGCCAGCCAATGGCCTGGCCACAGGTGAAGATTGTTGCGGCGATGAAGACGACGACTACAACGGCAAAAAAAAGCCAGTGCTAAAGCGTTCATATTACATCAAAGATATTTCAGGTAACTCAGTGGCGAACCCAGTTACTATTACATCAGCAGGATCCAAGACCATTGACAGCAATCCATTTGCAATCATCAATGGTGGATATGGTCATATACAGGTAGTGTATGACGGTACAAACTGGAAGATTATAGGATAACCATTCCAGTCGAAATTAGTTAATATAAAGGAAAACTAAAAATGTCATATACAAATAATCCAACATCGATACTTGCCGGAGCAGGTATCACAGTTACACCAACAACAGGTACAGGTGCAAATACAATTACTCTTAGCACTAATGGTATTAATCCAGTGGCAGTTAGAATTGCAGTTGCAACTCCAGTCGTAGCCAGTGCAACCACAGATGAAGTAATCAGCGTACAAGTTCCTGGACCAGTTGCTGTAGCAGTTACATTGCCAGCAGGTGTTGCTGGTAAAGTATTCACAATCAAAGACGGACTAGGATTGGCTGCACCAGCAACACCTATTACTATTACACCAACAGTCCCTGACACAGTAGATGGCGCCGCAACTGCTACTATTGATGTACCATTTGGTTCATTGACGTTTATCTTTGATGGCGCACAGTGGATCTTAATCTAATATAGCATACAGTAACACGATATAAAACTATGTCATACAATACCAAAACAGTTTTGTCGCAGGATGACATTGCCACCAAAACATCTTTAGGTGTTGTAAAGATTGGTGCTGGTATTAATATTACACCAGATGGTGTTATAAGCGCATCTGCAAAAATTATTGTCAGTGCAGGACTAACACGAGATGGTGATTTAATTTTAGTTTACAACGACGGTACTGAATTAAATGCTGGACATGTAGTAGGGCCAGCAGGCCCTGCAGGACCGCAAGGAGATTCCAGTGATACGCAGGAATCAACTTTCGGTACAATTTTAGTATCGGAAGATTATGGATGCACGAACGATGATTGCTATATTGGTATTAATTGTGATAGACCGATTACTATTACACTTCCCCTTTATCCTGGCGATGGTTACCAAATAGCACTAAAGATAGAAATGTCTAAATTAGCAGCCGGCCAGCATGTGACGATAGAAACAAATAATGACAGCACCATAGATGGTGCTTTAAGTTATACAATGACAGAACCTTGGCAATCAGTACACCTGCTTAGCCGTGGTGGTCATTGGTTTATAGTATAAGGAAATACATTATGTACAAGAAAATTACTCATACAATTACCGAAGAAGAGCACTTCGATCTCCCAGCAGACACTGAAATTAAACGTATGCTGGACAACGGAAATAACGGAAATAACGGATATAACGGATATGACGACATGCGTCCAATGGTTGGCGCAACAACTGCTGACAAATTTAGAGCAGATGTAAATGCGTACTTTACAACAATGCATCAAAGATTAACAAGCTTCGCAACCGCAACAGAAAATGGCGACATGGACGCATTGCTAACAGAGGAAACAGCGTATTTTGATGAAGTCAATGATCTTGGCCTAATGCTTCGACCATACTATGGTATTGAATTCAACGAAAGATTAACTCAAGTTTTTAGAGGCGTTGGGCTTGGCATGGTTGGCATTTGTCGTAATCTAAAATTTAAAATTGATGTTAAAAATCAAATTACAAACTTAGATTCAAATTTTGATGGATTTGATCTGTTACTAAATCAGTATAATAACAATTGGTTCCCTGGTTCAGGCAAGCGCATGTGGGTTGCGATACGAGAATCTTTGGTCGGCGAAGTAACAGCTATTATAAATCAAGACGATACAACAAGTGCATCAGCTCATACACAGGCAGCTGAAAGAATATCAACCTTTGCAAATTCGTTTGCAAATAGTGTAATTCAACAGTATCCAAATAAATTTATTCAATAATGTTAAAATATAATCTTGCCATAGATAAAACAGATTGGCGAGACCTATATTATAACCTTACTCGTAAGCCAATACGCGAAAGTGTTGACCTCCGACCAATGGCCAGCGATGTTGAACAGCAATACAATTTAGGAAGCTGTGCAAGTCAAGCCATAGTCGGGGCATATGAGTTAATTGTAAAAAGAGACTATCCAGAGTCATACGTAGATTTGAGTCCATTGTTTTTGTATTATAACACACGATTACAAGATGGAACCATCAATGAAGATATTGGTGCTTACCCACGCGATGCCCTAAAAGCCGCAAAGCAGTATGGTATTTGTACAGAAGAATTATGGCCGTATGACATTTCAAAGTTTAATGTTCGCCCCACTGATGAATGTTATGTAGATGCATTAAACTCCACCGTTGAAAACTATTATCGACTAACTGGTGTCAATGATATAACAGATGCGCTAAATGCAGGAAATCCAGTTATAGCTAGCATTCGAGTGTTCAAAGCATTTGAAGAAATAAGTCCAAGTGATCCAATACTCAAATTACCTGAACCAAACGAAGAACCATTTGGTGCTCACGCTGTCCTATTTGTAGGATACGACTTGAAACGGAGGCTGATCCTGGCCCGTAATAGTTTTGGTAGTAGTTGGGGAGAACGTGGACATCTTTGGATTCCATTCAACTACCTTAACAATCAACTGACGGATGCCTGGATCATTAAAATAGATTAAAAAAGACTTGACATAGTAAATGTATTCGTGTACAATACACGCACACCAGGTACATTTACTACATGATAAATTTTATATTTGAAATCGTCAATCCCTTTAGTAGAAAGTTTTCAGGACTTTTTATTAAGCATGGACGGCTTACCAAAGTTAAGTCATGGGAGTTGAATGTATATCGTACAAATACTATTTTTCTGATTGCACTTGATTTTTCTGTCAAGCGAGATCATGCCGGAGGCAAATTTAGATTAGGTGCGTTGGGTTTAGAAATTGAATTTCAAATTTATGATGCTAGACATTGGGATCATAAACTGGGTCAGTGGGAATAAAATGTTGCAGACCAGGCGACCAATTAAAAGTGTACCAACCAATGGCTGTCATCTAGACTTGCTTGGTCGCACTCTTAAAGAAGGTCAGTATGTGGCAGTGAGTGATGGAAGCTTACATGTTGCACAGATTCAACGTTTTACTCCCAAGATGGTAGAGATTATAGTTATTGATCGTAAATATAGATTCAAATGCTTGAAGTACGCAAATGAAATGGTAATACTTGAAGGACCTGACATTTTTATGTGGGTACTAAGTAATGGAAGTTAAAAAAAGGAAACTAAGATAATGGCAGATATAATTGATGACGCACAAGAAGCAATGGAGGCAGCCGAAGAGTTTCGACGTGCAACCGCAAAACCATTTGTACCGGTCCGAACAGGATTCTGTATCGAATGTGAAGTACCAACAGAGTTCACTTTCTGTAGTCCCGAGTGCAGGGATGACAATGAGAAACGTGAAAAGATAAAAGCCATCAACGGAGGGTAAGCCTATGTTAAAATCTTTTATTTTAGGGCAACGACCATTAAGAATATTTGATGCCACAGACGCAGAGCATCGTAGTTTATACTATAAATTTTCAGTTACCAAGACTTGGAAATTGTGTCCTTACCAATGGGTCATTGACGACGACAGTATGGATGTGGTTCATAATATGAGCAAGAAAATGCTAAAATATTACACAGATTTGGAATTTAACGTGAAAAAACCACGAAAAACTGGGTACAAAAAAGTGTTAAAAATCAATGACTTACAAAGTCGCAAAAAAGCCACAAAATAGCCCCAAAAAGCCCTACTTTAAGTAGGGTTTTTTACGAAAACGGTTGACCAAAACTCAAAAACCGCTTATAATCAATACATGTTAAGCAAAAAGGAGTTGGGTATGCAAGTAGTTCAAAGTTTTGGTATGTTCAGCGAAGCAGGCGATCAAGCTGTTGCAGGCATTATCGAGTATCACACTTATCGCAAAAGCCCTTGGAGCCTGGTTCAACAAAACCTGCGTGACTTGGCTGATAGTGATTACGAAAAGTTTGGTGAAGCAATGGACACCGCTGTTCGCGAAGTTGTTTACGAAGCGATTGGTGCTTACGATCGCGGTGAAGATTTTTACTGTTAATTCAAGGAGACTCAAATGACTGTTCATGAAATCAACCGTGCCATTATCACTGGCAATCTCAACAACACCGAATTGTCCAGCATCATTGATGCTATCAAATTTGCTCGGTCACAATTGACAGACCAGACCAAACGTAGTCTGACTCTGGGCTCCAAGGTCAAGTTCAGTAGCACCAAACGTGGTGTGACCATTGTTGGTACAGTTGAAAAGATTGCCATCAAGTATGTCACAGTTCGCGACAACAACCCTGGTTCTTACACCAGCGGCTTGTGGAGAGTGCCTGCTAACATGCTAGAAGTTGTTGCTTAAAAACAACAAAACCATACAGTTTTCAGGGTTATTGGTTGTCCAGAACCCAAAAGAGCAGTATAATACATACATACACAAACAAACTAGGAATTTATTATGAAAACATCAAAGCTTTTTACAGTAGTTGGACACTCAACTCGTGGCGGCAAACATCGCGTTCGAGTTTCAGCAGGCAAGGCAGAATTGCGCGGCAAAGTCCTTTTGAAGACTGGCAATACTGGAGTTACTCTTTATAACTTGCCCCAACCAATGCCCAAGGAAGATGCTCATGCATGGTTGGCTACTGAATTGCCAAAAGGCATTTTGCCAGCATTCCAAGGCTGATTCTAATCTCAGTTTGTTGCTTAAAAACAACACTCAATAGCCCGTTCGGTTGACGGGTTATTGGTTCAGTGTTATAATACATACATACACAAACAAAACAGGAGTTTAAAATGAGTACACGTTCAAGAATTGGTGTCATGCACGGTGACAAAGTCAAAAGTGTTTACTGTCATTGGGACGGCTATTTGGCTCACAATGGTAAAATCTTGCAAGAACATTTTGACTCTGCTAAAGCCAACAACTTAGTGGCACTAGGTGACTTGTCAACCTTGCGAGCAGAGATTGGCGAAGCACATGCCTTTAGCTATCACGACTTGCCCAAAGATGAAGTTGAAGCCTTCAAAGCCACTACAGCCAACATGTGTACCTTTTACGGACGTGACCGTGGTGAGACAGGTACAGACTTTAAAGTAGCACACACTTTTGAAGAGTTCCTGGAACAATGTGACAACTGTGCCGCTGAGTATTATTACATCATGAAAGATGGTGTTTGGTATTGCGGAACAACTTACGAAGTTGGCCATTCGCTAGCTAAAAAATTAACAGTATTAACCGAGGCAATTGCCGCAGAAGAGGTGACAGCATGAGTGCAATGAAGGACCTGGCATGGGACATTGAGCAATTATACATTGATGGCTTGAACCCAAAACAAATTGCAACAGAACTAGAGTGCCCAATTGAAATTGTATTGGGTTGGATTGAAAGTCAAGGAGTAGATGCATGAACTCAAACGTGGACAATCTTATCGTCAAGTTTGCAGAAATTCTAGACCGTGATCCTTTAGATCAAATGGAAGACACTCAAAGTATTCTAGCTCGCTTTGTTCAGGCTCTTGCTACAGAATCAGGTGAGACTGCAAAATGAATATCTCAAACAGTGAACTGATTGAGCGTATTGAATTTGGTGTTGCTCGTCTTAAATCTGAAGAGCTTACACTAAAACAAGAAGCTGAAATTTTCCGAGCCATTGCAAGTATTGCAGGGCTTGCACAAAAACGCAACGAGCAACTGATGGAACAACCGGAGGCGGCCTAATGGAAGAAAACGATCCACTCAAAGGTTATAAGATTCGTTGGGTACAAGCTTACAAACTGAATGGTCAGTTGACAGCAAGAGACCTAGAAATGATAGCCAGGAAAATGATAGCAGAGATTAATGAAGATCAAATGCTAGAAGATTCTGGTTACGCAGAAGCAAACCAAGTTATCAATCATATTAAATCACTTTAAGGAAACACAATGTCAACACTTACTAATCGCGAAAAAAACAATGCACACGATAACCGTGAAGTAATTCGCCCCAAGGCAGTACATTATGATTTTTCTGCACTAACAGCCGCAGTGAACTCTTGGTTTGGTCGTGCTGAAGTTACCGCAGATGAAGAAGTTTACAGTCCTTATGCAGGTGCATGAAATGGGCTTGGACATGTACTTGAATGCCAAACGGTTTCTTTGGCAAACCGAAGATAAACTGGCCGACCAGGTAGGTGAGGTATTCCCCGAACTTGGATCTGCACGTGTTAAAGAAATCACAGCAGAACTCATGTACTGGCGCAAGTCAAATGCAATCCATAAGTGGTTTGTGGATAACGTACAAGATGGTGCAGACGAGTGCCAAGAGTCCTGGGTTGAACGCAAACACTTGGAAGCCCTGTTGGCAGTTATTGATGAGGTCCTAGTTGAACGTTCAAAGGCCTTGTTACTACTTCCACCAGCATCGGGTTTCTTCTTTGGTAGCAAGGATGTAGATGACTGGTACTGGGAAGACTTGGTTCAGACCAAAGAACGCTTAGAGGACATCTTGTCTAAAGAATGGACCGGATGGGACTTTTACTACCGAGCAAGTTGGTGATTGACAGTTAACCTAAAATAGTATACAATACAATCTTTAGAAAGAAATATATGATTCCAGTTTATGAAGATGTTGTGCGTAAGCCCAACGTCATGAAAAATTTAAACCCATTGAAGCAAAAGAGTAGTCGTATAGTTGCCTTAATTGACCGTGTTAAAGAATTACAAAACTATAAAGGTTGGCAAAAGTTAATTGCTGAGTATCAAAAGCAAGGGATTCAGATTAATCCCAATCTACGTCCATTGATCAAGATGGTTAAACTAAAGTTCTTATTCATTGACGAGGATATTCAGCGAGCATTAGATGCAAAGCATTGTACAAATATTGCTTCCATTGGTACATTTAATCCAATGTACCTTCAGGTATTTTATTGTGTTAAAGTACCTGGCAAAGAGGAATACCATTCTGTTGATGCCCAACATACTGCCACGCTGGTTGCGGCACTAATTGATGCTGGTGTGTTTACTGGTGAAACAGATTGGCAAGAGGTTGAGATGCCGGTGCTCTACATGGAAACTAATAATAAGGCATTTGCCCGCAAGGCATTTGCCCTTATTAACGGCAAAGGCAAAAAGAAAATAAGTGCTTGGTATGACCATCGTACCAAGGTAATGAGTGTTCGCATTGATAATAGCACAGACGAAGATGACATTGAGGCAGAACGTAAGCAATCTATATGTGAAAAATATAATTGCTATCCAGTGGATAAAGAACATGATAGCCTCATTGGCAAGCCGGGTACATTTACTCACATGCAGGCATTGAATCTTGACGATGATATCTTAGAAATGGCCTGTAAGTTTCATGACACATATTTTCATTTCGACGAAATTAACGGCTCGTTATGGTTTATCATTGAAGATCTTTTTAAGGCATTTAAAGCGGCAAATATTAAAATCACAGAAGAGTTTCTAAGTGAACTTGCTGGCATATTGCAAGGCTACTTTATGGGACTTGCTGGCTTTCATAAGGCGGTACACAGTGCTCATAAAAAATGGGGCAAATACTATTATGGATATGAAGAGTTTCCTTGGCAAGATGAAGCTATTGCCTCTGTGTTGATGCTGTTATATCAGCGTCTTGGTGGTACTCAACGTATTCCAAAACATTTATTAGATCGTTTTGAAAAGATCATTGACTTCCTTGACGATGAAATTAAAGCATTATATGAAGAAGTAGAAGCTGTATGAGTTACTTCTACATTTTGCCTGGGCCGTTTAGAACTGGATTTGGTATCACAAGCGATTATAATCGACGAGAAAAAGATTACACTGGCGCATGGGGAGATGTAGCACAATTTGCGTATTTGTTTAAAGGGGCACGTACACATGTTGAGCGACTAGAAAACATTATCAAAATTCAAAATAAAGAGATGCTTTGGAAAATAGACGAGTGGGAAACTGAATGGCTTGACAATGGGTGGACAGCTGAGCAACTACTAGAGTTTGTTAAAAGCCTTATCGATGAAAGACATTTTAAACTAACTCAAATACGATGATTGATTACATTATAAGTTCAGATCCAAGCATCCTTGAAGTATCGTCTTTCAACAACGGGGCATACACAAGTGGCGCATTTTATTGGGACGCCAACACTCGTCAATATAAAATTATTGATGTAAATGGAAACGCACAGTCTGTGCCACAGGGGTCAGCCAACATCAATGTTGGACCCAAGCTACGAGAGATGATTATTTGGTTTGAAAACATGAAAGCCGAAGAACTTGCCATCAAAGAACTTTGCGCCAAGTATCCAAACCTAGCAGAAGCCAAAAAAGAATTTGATGTATTATATAATATTGTAAAGGAACAAAATGTCTAACTTTTTTTATATTCATAAAGAGTTATCTGGACAGGCAGATGTATGGAAAATAGGAATTTCCATAACACCATATTCAGCTGTAAGATTGCGGCAACGATTTTTAGCTAAACGATTTGAGCTTGACAAAGTATATTTTGGCAGAGGTAGAGATATCAAAACTCTCGAAGATACTCTTAAAAGGAAGCTGGAATATTGCGCTATAGGAAATTATGGTCAACGAGAACTGTTCAAAATTAAATTCAATGATTTAGAAAACATGATTAATGACATTATTGAAAATTTAGACATTGAGGTTGATAATGCTGGCAAGTCATATAGCGCATCAAGTAGTGGTATATGTCCATTGGGCGCACCGACAGAACACCTTGCAGGAGCCTGGTGTAGCATTAGAGTAATGGAAAAGTTTGGAAGAGACAAAGCCTTAGATATTTTTGACTCAACTGATTTTAAATTTAATTGATAAGGTAACCGGAATGATTCAATTTGATAAAGAAACACTAGAACAGCGTAGACTAGTTCTCAGTGAACAACTTAACACTGGTATTGTAGAAGTTACCTTTACCAAGGTGGATGGTGAGGTTCGTACTATGCCTTGTACTTTGCAAACTGCATTGCTACCGCATGTGGAAATAGTTGAAGGTAAGAAAAAGAAAGAACCCAAGCTAGAAGTTATGAGTGTGTTTTGTACAGACAAACAACAATGGCGTAGCTTCCGTGTTGACAATGTGATCAGTGTGCGGGCTGTATAATGGACGACTGGTTTTGGATTATTATTTGCTGGGCCGTGCTCATTGGTGTTTGGCTGTGGTTCCGCAAAGTTGAGCGCAATTTAAGAGAAGTAGAAAAAGACGTTCATAATATACTCAACAAAATACTTTTCATGCGAGTAGAAAAACATGGTGATAAGATATTTGCTTATGATGCAACAACTGATGAATTCATATGCCAAGGTACAACCATGGAAGAACTAAACAAAAACTTTGGGATACGTTATCCCAACCGACGTGGTATTCTTATAGAAGCAGAGGAGACTCCTAATGTTTTATAATGTTGCTCAAATTGCCAGCTATGATTCTCGGCAGTTACTTTTAATCAAAGGACCAGATAGTATTCCAATGGTCAGTGTTTATGATGAACACTCAGGACAAACCTTGATGCGGGCATGTGAATCAAACTTTGATAACATGAAACATGCCATGCATGTTCTTGAAACAGGAGAGAATGATGGCTAAGCAATGGGTTGTACTTTTTGACACCTTGGGTGTTGATACCTTGATACCTTGGGATGACCTTAAAGGTGATGACATGCTGGCTGTGCTGTCGGGCCGGAAACCCAAGGACCATGTTGGTCAACGTGTTAACATGATGATCATGAGAGCTAAGGCCAACCACCAACGCTTTCCAGAAGTATGGGCATATGATACAGAAGAAGATTATACATATGAAAACATGCGTGAGATGTGGACAGACTCACCGCAAGTGGTAGCAGATTCGGTCAGAGAGAAGGGCACGAATTTGTTTAAATATGCAAGAGAGAAATCAGTTATTGTTTAAAAGGAGAAAACAATGTTTGGAACAACTTATACCGGTAACCAGTATGTGCCTTACCGTTCAGCAGAAGAAATCAATTCGGCCATGGGTCGTGTTTATGGACACATGAGTCTTGCTGTCATTGTATCAATGATTGTCAGTTACTTTGTAGGATCTAGCCCAGAGTTATTGGCCTTCTTTTTTACAGGCTGGATGAAATGGATTGTAATCTTTTCACCCTTGGTAGCAATCTTTGGTGTCACCATTGTACTAAATGCAAGCCCTACTAAGAGTACAGCTCAATTATGCTTACATGGCTTTGCGGCATTAATGGGCCTGAGCTTTGCTACTATCTTTGCTATTTTTACCATGGGTAGTATTGTAAGTGCGTTTATGGCTGCCGCAGTCTTGTTTGGTGTCATGAGTGGCTACGGATACTTTACCAAACGTAGTTTAGATAGCTTAGGTAAATTTATGTTTGTGGGATTGATTGCTATTGTTATTGCCAGCATTGTTAATATCTTTATTGGCAGTACAGTAATGCAAATGGTAATCTCAGCATTGGCTATTATCATCTTCCTTGGCTTGACTGCTTATGATACGCAACAGATCCGAGAAGAAGTTAGTGTAGAGAATGATGGTATTGCAGAAATCCGTGGTGCCTTGACACTTTACATGGACTTTATCAATATCTTTCTTAACTTACTAAATTTGTTTGGCGGGAGAAACAACGACTAGAAACATCTAGTATGGTAGACGCTAACTCTAGACTTTGTAGCACTTCATTGTGACCATAGTCTAGAGTTATTTCTTTATGCTCACCGCCCAATTCTCTTTGACTTGCTACAGTGACCACACCATCGTTTTTACCAACAGCAAACAAATCAAATCCATGTGTAGTTACTACATTGGTCCAGGCCACAGGTGTATCAAGTAACCTTGTTTGAGCAGTCCATGGTTCGTGTCTTGCTAACATTTGCAACCAAGGTACATTGATGTTGAACATTTGCCAAAGTCCTGCTTGTATAGATCCACCAAACGGCGTACCAATGCTCATACCACCAACCACCAGGTCAGGATTACGATTAGCCAAGTGCCAAGCATACAAACCGCCCATGCTGTGTCCCACAATAAAGCAAGGTTCGGTTAACTTTGCTTCCATTGATTCAAGGTTCTTTTCAGGATCAGTCATCATGCCCCACTCAAATCTGTCATGATTTTCTACCTGAGAACCAACCCAATTCCAAGATGTTTTGGATGCATTGGCACCGTGAATAAAAATTATTTTCATTGACTTCTTTCTACTTTGATGTTATACTTATACTATGAAACCAAAATACATCAAAGCACACATGGAAGTGGCTGGCACCTATGCTAGACTCAGTACTGCCAGACGCCTGCAAGTTGGTGCCCTTATTGTAAAAGAGGACAGGATTATCAGTATTGGTTACAACGGCATGCCCAGCGGTTGGGACAACAACTGTGAAGATATTGTGTTTATTACAGAGTCTAATGCCAAAGACCATGACAGCATGATAGCAGAAGGTTATACTTTTGGAGTAGACAAGGATACAGCAGGTTGGGCAAAAACTGTGACCAAACCAGAAGTACTTCACGCAGAAGCAAATGCTATTGCCAAGGTAGCACGTAGTCCAGAGTCTGCAGAAAATGCTGTGCTATTTGTTACACATGCACCTTGTATTGAATGTGCCAAGCTGATATACCAAAGTGGTATCAAACAAGTGTTTTATCGGGATAATTATAGAAGTGAAGCAGGCATTGCTTTTTTGAAGCAGGCAGGTGTTACAATTAACAAGGTTGAAGAATAAATGGCACATCATACACGTTACTGGTCATGCACACCTTTTGCAGATTGGGTTCGCGGCACTAAAAAACTCAGTGCCGGTACCAGCGAGGAATGGGATGAATGGAACACTGCCGCACAGATGAAACACAATTTTCGCTACTGGCTAGCAGAAGAAGGGCTAGGCTATATCCAAGATTTCGTTACTTGGCCTGCAAGGACTTTATATGACATCAAATACTACATTAACAACCGTTGGATTACTCGCACTCATGCTCTTACTGCTCATGCCAAAGACATCAAACCTGGTCAGTGGCAGGATGTGGGTAATCGCTTTTTGCCTTGTTTATTCAATGAGCTTGTGGACTTTGTCGAGATAGAAACGGCATGGAGCCACATTGCTTGGGGCGACGAGAAAGACCGTGTAAAGTACAATCCTCCATTCTATGCAAGTGGTTGGTGGCGTTGGAGAACTTGGCGTTGTCCGCAAGCAGGATTAGATCATCTAGACTGGGCTATGTCACTAACCAACAGTGACTGGTGTGGTCCGGAGCACCCCGACTACGGCAAGCCTACATTGCAAGCTATCCGTGCAAAAGAAATAAAAGAGCTTTACACATGGTGGACCACTGTATATCCCAACCGCCCCGATCCACATGATGCCAGTGGTTGGACTGCTTATTGCGAACTTAGTCGTTTAGCAAATGGTGGCAAACTAAATTGGGGTACAGATAAAACACCTGAGCTTAAAAAAGCCAGTAAGCTAGCTCATAAAGAATTACAAAAGATAGAAGCTGCCTACGAAAAAGAAGATGAAGCAATGATGATACGACTGATTAAAGCAAGAGACTCGTTGTGGACTTGAACCTAAACTATTGTGATTGTGAGAATAAAAAATCTTACTCGCAAGAGTATGACGCTTACTATTGCAAATCTTGTAATAAATGGTTAGAAGATAAATGTGATGATCCAACATGCGAATACTGTACCAATAGGCCCAACGTGCCGGAAATGAGAGGTGAACTATGACTATGCCAGATGAACGCTACCGCGCCATGGTAGAAGGCCTAAAGCTAATTGAGGACTTGTTGATTCCACAAGTTACTCCACGAGTACCAGGTGATGTGCGAGAACGTGCTCGATGGATCATGCGCCACCATCCAAGCCAAAACGAATTAACACGATTAGCATCAAAGGTGCCAGACATGCTTTCAATTAAAGACTATCACGGAAACACAATAAAATGACAGAAAACAAACGCTGGACTGTTACAGTTGAGGAAGATCCAGAAACTAAAGAACTGGTCATTCCCTTTTCGCCTGACATGTTGGCACAGGTAGGATGGGACTTTGGTGACATCATATTGTGGAAAGATAATCAAAACGGTTCGTTTACTTTGAGCAAACAGAAAGTTACCGATAACAATGAATAAAGTATATAATTTTGATCGACCAGGTAATCACATCATGGTTGACTTGGAAACGCTAGGAACAAAGCCAAACAGTTTAATGCTAACTATTGGCGCAATTCGTTTTAATCCTTGGGCTGATGATACTGACAACCCAATGGAGAAGATGGATACATTTTACCGTCGTGTTAGCTTTGAAAGCTTTGAAGGTCTTGACCATGTTATTGATGACGATACACTAGCATGGTGGGGCAAACAAAGTGAAGAAGTACGCGGTGAAGCTTTTAACGAACATGATCGCCATGACATCCGTAACGTGCTCAAAGACTTTCATCGGTGGTGTGGCGGCGTTGATGCTATCTGGGCCAATGGTACAGGCTTTGACTTAAACATCTTGGAACACTTTAGTCGAGAACTAAAACGTGGTGTGGCCTGGCAGTACTGGCAAGCCCGTGACGCTCGCACACTGTACGCACTGGTTCCTGGACTGCAACGGCCACAAGGCGCCGCGCATCATGCGCTATGGGACTGCTGGAGTCAGTTGGTTGGTGTTCAACGTTCTTTCAAAGCATTAGGTATTAACGAACTACAAACACGCTAACATTACAATAAATATCAACAGCGGCCTTTCCGGCATTCATCCCGCTTTACAAATTCTGCAAGCCTATGCTATAATTAACATAGGAGAAAAGCATGTCATTCCAACCAGTAACATACAAGTACACAAGTACTAAAGAGTATCACGACGCCTTTCCATGTGCGTACAGACAGTGGAGGGCCGATAGCCATTGTAATTTAATTCATGGATATTCATTTAGTATGAAGTTCTACTTTGGCACCAACGACTTAGATGTCCGCAATTGGGCGGCAGACTATGGCGGCTTAAAAGAACTAAAGAAAATCCTAGAAGACCAGTTTGATCATACACTTATTGTAGCGGCAGATGATCCAGAGATGGCCACATACAAACTGTTACAAGAGCGGAACATGGCCAAGGTAGTTGTACTACCCAAGTTAGGATGTGAAGGTCTTAGTGACATGCTTTATAAGTATGTTAACGGAGTTTACATTCCAGAGATGTGGGGACCAGGTGAAGCGGCTCGCTTATGGTGCTATCGTGTAGAAGTACGTGAGACACAAAGCAACATGGCCTTTACAGAAGGTCATCGTGAATGGAATGAAGACTTGTTTGCTTAATGAAATCTATTACTGTTAGAGATTTTTATCAAACGTATAGCTTCCTTGAAGGGTACAAGCCTGAAAAGGCTTGGGCTGTGTCAGTAGTAAATCAAACTGGCATGGAGAGCATACAGGGCATTCCGCAACTGGTGCTAGAGCAAGCATTGGGCTTAACAAAAGAATGGACAGGTTGGGGTTTTGACGAGAGCCAAAGTTGGTTGTTGTTTGAAAACAAAGAAGACGCTGTATTTGCTAAGTTATTTTTTGGAGAAGGTGTTAGTGGAAAAGATTAAGTCTTGGTTAGGTACACAGATCAAAAAAGATCAGGAAAAGCCACTGGTTGTTGAGCTAAGGCATGACGCTGAATCACTAAATCAGCTAACTAAGAAAGAGGTACTAGCTTATGCTTATGCCCATGGGATTACTATTAATTCCAGGAAGAAAAAAGAAGAACTAATAGAAATTATTATAAGGTCCTAAATTATGTTAACCATTACAGAAAGCGCAAAAGCAAGAGTGCTAGAGTTACTTGCAGAAGAAAGCAATCCCAACCTGCATGTACGCACATTTGTACAAGGTGGTGGTTGCTCAGGTATGTCATATGGTTTCACTCTTGATGAGGCTAAAAATGAAGATGATTTTGAAATTCCATTGGTTGATGCAAAGACCTTGTTGATAGACGCATTAAGTATGCAATATCTCAGCGGAGCAGTAATTGACTTCAAAGAGGACATATCAGGCAGCAGATTTATTATTGAAAATCCACACGCCGAAACAACATGTGGATGTGGCAGTAGTTTTAGCCCCAATTGACTTTTAAGGGAAAATCATGTATTCTAGATATTATACTATGACATTTGATGAGCTAATGGAACAACAACGAATGATTACCAAACGTTACAATGCCGCCTATGGTGGTGGTGCAAGCCAAGAAGTTATGAATCAAATGCTAGGACACATGGATGCAATTAGGCATGCCATGTGGGAAATAGGATACAAACAAAGTTTTGAAGCAAGTAAAGACAGTGACCCATTTAAAGACAGCATCGTCTAATATGCCAATGACTACCATAGCAGAGACTGACCTGGTTGAACTTCTTTACCAGGGCAAAGCAGGTATGTTAACTGCACCTGCAGAATTATTAGATGTATACAATGAAGGTTGTAAGGAACTTGGTCAAGACACAGTTTTTAAAATTGCCAATTTGCCAGAGTCCGCAGAAGAAGCAATCAAGCAATGGAACTTGCCAACAGAATACTTGGAGTTAGACTTAGACATTTACTTTGCTAATAAGATAAGCACCAATGAGCAAGCCGTTCGAGTAGTTGAAGAACTGGCACTATTCGAAGAGCATGGGTTAGAACCCATGCTGAGATTTATGATTTACCTAGTCAAGGTAATGCAAGACAACAACATATTATGGGGAGTCGGCCGAGGAAGCTCAGTTAGCTCATATTTGTTGTTCTTGGCAGGACTACACCAGGTCGATTCGATTAAGTATAATTTAGATATTAAGGAGTTTATTAGATGAGTGCCAATTCAAGATACAAGACCCATCGTGGACGTGAGTTCAACATGAGTGCATTCGCAGAGAAAAATGGTGACACCAAAGTAGTGGGCAATGTATCAATGAACGCCCGTGGCGACATTATTGATGCCAAAGGTAATGTAAAAATTCCAACTCAAACTATTTCAAGAATGGCTGCCGATCTTAAAAACGGCGAATCCAAACATGTTAGCTTAAAAGCAGATGATAAAATTTCTGCTCCACCTGCACCAGCACCTGCCAAAGAACCTGTTGTTACTCCACAGGAATCATTCAACGAAGACTTGTCTATTGTTGCTTCCCGTGACGTTGAAACCGAAAATGGACCAGCCGTAGAAGTTGAATACTCGGATGGTAGCCTTGAAATTATTCCTAAAGAAGATATCTAATGCCTATAATTAAACCTTTAAAAGAACGTGTACTAGCAGAACTTATGGGACTCGAACAACGAGTCACTGCCAGTGGTATTATCATCCAAGGCGAAAACGGCAAGGACCGTGGCATTCGTCCTCGCTGGGCCAAGGTACGCTTAGTTGGTGAAGGTATCGATTGGGTACAGCCTGGACAGTATGTACTGGTAGCACACGGTCGTTGGAGCCGTCAGTTTGAATGTGAACACGACGGTGAAAAAATAAAGTTGGTTCACTTGGACAATAAAGAATGTCTGATTGTTACAGATGAATTACCAGATGACGACTTTGTAGGCGTTGGTATTAATACCAAGCCAGATGGTGCCAAAGCGGAAGATTTCGGCGCAAGATAACATTGACTTTAGTATTCATGTATGCTACAATAGTAACATGAATACTAACTGCACAACATGCCGCAAGACATATTCACCACAGTGTGATTACAGACAGGGCCGTTGCCCACACCACCCTAGCCTAGCAGAACAGATTATGTCTGATCCGTACAAGGCTAGGTTTCTTAATTTGTTTAATAACATTAGAAAGTTATTTGTAAAATGACAAACGATATCATTTGGGGAATTCAGAAGCTGGGAAATACAGCTACTGATATGCACTTGACAGGTTGGCAGAACTGGCCAGCCAAACAAGAACTCTACAAAATTTACTGGGCCGTTAAACGGCAACTTGATAGGTGTTCAACATTTGTTGATGAAGACGAATGGTTGCGTGAGCACGAAGAAGATGTGTTCCTAGAAAAACTAGAAGGAAAACTATAATGAATAGCATAACACTAACTAGAAAACAACTTCATCAGTTGAGAGAAATTGTTGAGAGGTTTGTAGAAACACAAAACTTCACAATTGAATCAGAAAGTTTAAGTGGCATTGGTCCAACTATAACTGTTAGATTTGATTTGTTTGAACCAGCAGACACTAAGATTGATATAACTGATGTTTCCAATTGGTAATAGGATAAGCAAATGAAAGAACTATGGGTAGAAAAGTATAGACCAAAAACAACAGATGACTATGTCTGGATTGATCGCAATCAAAAACAAATGGTTGAAACTTGGATCAAAGAAGGATACATTCCTCAATTGTTGCTAGCAGGTAACGCAGGCGCAGGTAAGACTACACTTGCTAAAATTCTAGTTAACCAACTAGGTATTGATCCTGCTGAGTGTTTACATATTAACGCTAGTAGGGATAACGGTGTAGATGTACTAAGAACTAAGATTACAAATTTCTGTAGCACAATGGCAAATGGTCCGTTTAAGATTGTGTTGTTGGATGAGGCAGATTACATTACTCCCAATGCACAGGCCATCTTACGTGGCATGATGGAGCAGTATCATGAGGGTGTGCGCTTTATTTTAACTTGTAACTACCCCAACAAGATTCTTCCTGCATTGCATAGTCGATTACAAACAATTACGTTTAGGACATTGGATGAAACAGACTTTACACGTAGGCTAGCTGAGATTTTGGTCACAGAAGGTGTTGATCTTGATGCTGAAACTCTACAATTATATGTAAGGGCCTGCTATCCAGATTTGCGTAAGGCCATCAATACAGTACAGATGCGTAGCACCAGTGGGCACCTAGAAGCCCCGCAAAATGAGGATTCAGTAAGTGACTATAAGATTGCCATGGTAGATCTGTTCCGGCAAGGCCGACTACGGGAAGCCCGCAACTTGATCATTAAACAGATCAGCTTAGAAGAATACACAGACATGTATCGTTTCATGTATCGTAATCTTGACTTATGGGGTTCAGATGAGGACACAAAAGACCAAGCATTATTGTTAATTCGTAAAGGACTTGTCAATCACGGCTTGGTAGCAGATCCAGAGATTAATCTAAGTGCTACATTTGTCGAGCTTGAAAGGCTTACACGTGGCGCATAAAATTATGTTGATAGACTGCGATGGCGTTATACTAGATTGGGAGGCCAGCTTTGCTCGTTGGATTGGCCGGCAAGGCTACAAGTTTAATCCTCTCAATGATGACAAGTACAGTATAAATGCTCGTTATGATATTCCGCATAAACAAGGTTCTGACATTATTGGTGACTTTAATCACAGCAGTGACTTTGAATATTTAGAACCATGGCGTGATGCTGTTGAGCATGTGCTAAAGTTAGCAAGTGAAGGTTGGAGATTTGTTGTTATTACCACAGCAGGAGAGCATCCAGACACATACGGTTTACGATTGAACAACTTAGAAAATGTATTTGGAAAAGACGTTTTCCAAAGTTTGCACATACTTCCATTACACGGAGACAAAGGTGTTGAGTTAGTGAAGTACAAAGACAGTGGACTTTACTGGATTGAAGATAAACCCAGCAATGCTGACTTGGGTTTCAAGTACGGATTGAAGCCCCTATTAATGACTGCGCCACATAACTTATCGTATAGTGGCGCAGTCCCTAGAGTTAATGATTGGCAAGAAATTTACAATATTGTAAATTCTTAATCAATCCTCATCACCATAGATACGCAAGACTTCGGCAACAGCAGGATGTCGTTCAACGTGTTGACGTTCAAACTCCACCAAAGCCATTCTAGAGCTTGGATCTTCAGCAAGACGCTTGATAAAATCAGCTAGTCCGTTTAGTTCAAATCCTCGATCATGTTGGTTTAAGTCTCCGGTGATGACCATTTTAGATCCTTCACCAATACGTGTCAGCAACATTTTCATTTGACTAACAGTTGAGTTTTGCAACTCATCGCCGATAATAACACAGTTCTTGAATGTGCGACCACGCATGTAAGCAAGCGGTGCTATTTCAATAACTTCATTCTCAAGCATGGACTCAATTTGTTTTAGGTCCCAGAATTCGCGAAACACATCCATAATTGGGCGTGTCCAAGGAGCCATTTTCTGCTCTAGTGTACCTGGTAAGAAGCCGTGTTGTTCATCAACACTGACTGCTGGTCTGGTAATCACAATTCTTTCAATTTCTCTGGATTTGAGTTGCTTGATTGCCCATAACGTGGCGATGAGAGTTTTGCCTGTGCCCGCTGGGCCTAGTGCAAATACCATGTCTTTTTTAGGGTTTTCGAGATGTGCTAGATAGTCTTCTTGTCGTAAATTACGAGGCATGATTTCCACTCGTTTATACTTGGAAGGGCGTGTGTCTGTGTCTCTAAAGTGATTTAAATCAATTACAGCGTTGCCGTCGAACGCTACTTTACGGTCCTGTTGGACACGTTTTTGCTGTTTTCTCATCTTGCTCCTTTACTAACTGACGCAAAGGGCTGATTTATGTTAAAAATATTAGATTTCTTCAAATGTCAACCCAACTACGTCAGGGTTGATTCATCGCTGAACCAAAAGTATTTAACTCATACCGGCAAGTTGGCTAGGTATAAGGTGCTAAAGTGCTAAATATCTAACTATGCCAAAACAACATTCAATATATCAAAACTTAGACACTATTCACAATAGTCCTAATGTTATTGATACCTTAGCTGAAATTGATCGTATTCTAGATCGTATGGACGTATATGCCTATGAAAACTGGATTAAGGGTGAGATTGTAGATGGCCCATTTGTTGAAAGACACTGGGTTGAACTAACAGTAATGTATCCCAAGAAAATGATGCCCAATCCTGATGCAGCCATGCGTCTTATCAAGAATGGATGTAAAGTCAAATTTGGCGAAGATGTGCTAGAAACATTTGCCAAGGTAGAGAATCCTGACGATATTGTAACAAACAAAGAAGGCGCAAGAGTTCCACGTACAGTTAAAAAGCCTGTTTGGTTGGTCAATATTCGCATACCAAAAACCCTGCTAGACGTAAGCGAGGATGTCAAAGATACCGATGATGTTGATTATGACAGCGTAGATGCGGCATATGAAGACGAGTTAGACGGCGAGCAAGGTTTACAAGATAATAACGAACAGGATCAAGCACCTGCCGCACCAACACCGGAGCAACCAAGTGAAGAAGTACCAGCTTAAAGAAAGCCTTCGTGAAGGCGATTTGCGTGGCACTATTGACGAACTAATTGAAATTGATCGTTACAAGCCAAAAATTGGATCAGAAGCAGAAACTGTAGTAGTTTGTTTTAAAGCCAGCTCGCCTGATTCAGCCAAGGACCTTGGTGCATATCTAGAGTGGTCCGGAACCAAAATTGAAGATGTTGAAGTCAGTGATGCTAGTGATGTAGATGGCAAGTACCATGTCTATATTGAATTAAAACGCCTACCTGGACTATGCCAAAAGATCATTGACATTGTAGAAGATACCGAACATGCAACAGAGTCACAACAATGGAAGTTTGTAGGCATGGATGGCCAAAGAAATGACTTGACATTAGGCAATTTAAATGCTAAAATTGTACAAGATGCCAAGTTGTACAGCTTGCCAGAAGCTAGCCGTGCATGGTATCTAAGAATGAAACATTTAACAAAATATTAATAGTGGCTAAAGAAGAAGGTTTTAAATTAAAAGGTCATGTGACCGAAGCATTGCCTAATGCACAGTTTATGGTTAAACTGGAAACAGGACAAGAGGTGCTAGGGCTATTGGCAGGAAAATTGCGAGTGAATCGCATTACAATTATCCCTGGTGATAAGGTCGACATTGAAATGAGTCCTTACGATATCTCCAAGGGCAGGATTGTTTACAGGCATAGATAAATGTGGATACTAAACTGGTTACCTGATTTTGTATTTCACCTAATATTAATTGTAGGTGTGCTTGCCCTCTTGGCTGGCTGGGCATTACGAATGGTTCCGGTAGTAGCAAAATATTCATTGCCAATTCAGGTAGCTGGTGTGCTATTAACAATACTGGGTGTGTGGTATGAAGGCGGCATTGCAAAGGATGCTGAATGGAAGGCCCGTGTTGCTGAATTGGAAACTAAAGTTGCACAAGCTGAAGTAAAATCTGCAAAAGTAAACACCAAGGTTGTTACAAAGGTTGTTACAAAAACACAAGTTATTAAAGAAAAAGGCGACGATGTGGTTCGTTACATTGATCGTGAAGTTGCCAAGTATGATGCTGAATGTAAAATTCCGCAAGTGGCTATTCGAGCACATGATGCCAGTGCTATGAACAAAGCCGTAGATGAGATAATTTTAACCCCAACCAGCGTTATTGGCACTACTGATCACAATGCTCTGGCAGCACCTAAAGCGAAGAAATCATGGCGAGACTACATACCAAAGTAATTACCCTATCTTTATTAGGAATCTTATTAACAGGTTGTAGCACAACAGTTCCTGTTAAGAGAACATTCCCTGTTGTTCCAGAATTGCTTCTTAAAGAGTGTGAAGCACTTAGCACTATCAATAAACCAGAAGTAAAGCTAAGTGAACTAATGGACACAGTTTCTAAAAACTATTCTAAGTATCACGGTTGTGCCGCTGTCACAGAAGCCTGGCAGGAATGGTACAAAGAACAGAAAAAAGTCTTTGACGAAATAAACTAACAGCGTAATGCTGTAATTATGGATTATTACAAGACTCTTGGGATTGAACGTGGTGCTAGTGAAGATGATGTCAAGCGGGCGTACCGTAAATTAGCAAGCATACATCACCCCGACAAAGGCGGTGATACTGCCAAGTTCCAAGAAATACAAGCCGCATACGAAGCCATTACAAGCGGCAAGGCTAACCAGACACAAGGCGGCGGATTTAATGACCTGCATGAAATGTTCAACATGGGACGCAAAGCAGGTGCCCGTAGTTGGACGTTTAATACAGGTTGGGACAATGACGTTAAGAATCCTGACGTTAACATCAGTATTCCTTGCTCCCTAAAAGAAGCACACACTGGATTTACTAAGACTGTTGAATTCACCTTGCCCGACAAAACATCTAAAAAATTATCAGTTACATTCCCACCAGGATGCAACAGAGATATTAAAATTAGATACACTGGTGAAGGTGGGCAATTGATATCCAACTTGCCACCTAGTGACCTATATGTCAAACTAGATATCTCCAACGATTCAACTTGGGTTCTAAACGGTAAAGACCTGTATATAGATATTGTAATCAGTGTGTGGCAAGCCATGTGCGGAGCAACTGCCAAGATCATTGACATTGATGAAACTGAAATTGAAATAACTATCCCTGCTGGCACTCAGCATGGTACACAACTTCGATTACGAAACAGAGGATTTAACATAAGAGGATCAAGTGCCCGTGGTAACGGATATGTCAATGTTCGAGTTAAAATACCTGCCCTTGATGAAGAGGATCAGCTTAAAACAATCGTTGACCTGCAAGCAGAAAAGTAGTACAATAAATATTCAAACGGAAAAGGTAATTATGAGTCAAGAAGAAAACAACGGTCGTATCAACGAAGTCATTGCTCGTGCTTTCCAAGAAGCACTCAACAGAGAACATGAATATGTCACGCTGGAGCATATCCTACGTGTGATGCTAGACGAAGAAGAAGTAAAAGATGTTCTCACTGAACTAGAACTTGACGTTGGACTTCTCAAAGATGAAATTGATCAATGGTTGCGTGAGCAAGAAGATATTCGAGTAGAAGGTATCACTAAGCCGCGCAAGACTGCAACCCTAGAGCGTTGCTTTAATCGTGCTTACACACAGGCTATCTTTACAGGTCGTGGACACATGGAGCCTCTAGATCTGCTGATCAGTATTGCCGCAGAAAAAAATAGCCATGCTAACTTTTTCCTAGTTAAAAATGGTGTTACCAAGGATGCTATCATTGCTCACATAGGTCGTTTAAAAGATGGCCGTAGTAAAGAAAGCAAAACTGCCAAGAAACGTGACAGCGAAAAGATTCTAAGCAAGTACACAACAAACTTGAACAAGAGTGCTGAAAAGCAAATGATTGACCCACTAATTGGGCGTGAGAAGGAAGTGTTCCGTCTTGCACAAACACTTACTCGTAAAAAGAAAAACAATGCTATCATGGTTGGTGAACCTGGTGTGGGTAAGACTGCCATTGTAGAAGGACTAGCTGTTGCTATTATTCGCAACGAAGTTCCTGAAGTGCTAAAGAAGAAAACTGTTTATAGTTTAGACATGGGCAAGTTGCTGGCTGGTACACGTTATCGCGGTGACTTTGAAGAACGTATGCAACATGTGTTGGAAGCACTAGAAGAACGTGATGATGCTATCTTGTTCATTGATGAAATTCACATGATCATGGGTGCAGGTGCAGGCGGTCAAGGTAGCATGGACGTTGCCAACTTGTTGAAGCCAAGTTTAGAAAAAGGCAAGCTACGTTGCATTGGTAGCACAACCTACGAAGAGTTCCGTGAACACTTTGAGAAGGATCGTGCCTTACTACGCCGCTTTACCAAGATTGACATCAATGAACCCACAGTTGAAGAAACCAAATTGATGTTGCGTCAAGTAATGCCTGTGTATGCCAAGTTCCATAACTTAGCAGTTGGTGAAGAATCTATTGACTTGGCAATTGACTTGTCAATGAAGTATATGTTGGACAAGAAGTTGCCTGACAAAGCAATCGACATCCTTGATGCGGCAATGGCACGTTTACGTGTTACAAACTCACCAGCAGGTACAGATGTTACCAAGGATCACATCCGTCAAGAAATTAGTGACTTGACTCGTGTGCCAATCGAACAGCTAGGTGAGCAGAAAAACGTTGCTGTCACTGAACTTGAAAGCCGTATGCGTACAAACGTGTTTGGACAAGACGAAGCAATTGAACGCCTAATGAACATGGTGTATATTGCCAAGTCAGGACTCAAAGAAGTAAATCGTCCAATGGCCAACTTCTTGTTTGTTGGACCAACAGGTACTGGTAAAACAGAACTTGCTAACCAACTTGCAGAGGGCTTGGGCATGGAAATGGTTCGCTTTGATATGAGTGAATACAAAGAGCCGCACAAGATTGCTAGCCTGATTGGTAGCCCACCTGGCTATGTTGGCTATGGCGAGGGCAAAGCTGGTTCTGGTAAGTTGATTAACGAACTAGAGCGTGTGCCTAACTGTGTACTGTTGTTTGACGAAATTGAAAAAGCACACCCAGATGTTATCCAAGTCCTGCTTGGTATAATGGACAATGGTATTGTCACAGGTAGCGATAACAAACAAGCCAGTGCTCGTAATGCCTTTGTTATTATGACATCAAACTTGGGTGCAGTTGACAGTGAAAAGAACGTGATTGGCTTTGGTGGTGGACTTAACAATGATGCCAGCGATGAAGCAGTTAAAAAGTTCTTTAGTCCAGAGTTCCGCAATCGTTTAGATGCCACTGTTAAATTTAATCGCTTACAGAAAGATGTTACTCGACGCATTGCCGACAAGTTTATGAATCAAATTCGTGAACAACTTAATGCTCAAAGCCAGTACGTAACTTATGATGATAAAGCACTTGATTACTTGGCAGAACACGGCTACAGTGAAACAATGGGTGCTCGTCCAATGAAACGTTTGATCAACGAAGAAATTAGATTACCAATTGCTAAACGTATTATCCGAGACGGCATTACTAAACACCATGTTACCAGCAATGGTACAGAACTTTTAATTGCCAATGAAAATTCATAATACACAGCGTTTATTTTGGAAACAGTGGCCTTATAAAGCCATCATTGAAATTAAACCCGAACTGTATGGACACTATGGCTGGCGTAGAGTAAGTGATGCAGATCGAAGACTTCGACATGATGAATTTAATAGATTATTGCGTTGGTGCAAATCTAGGTTTCCCGATGCCGGAATTAGAAGAGAGACACACCTAAGTATATTTCTTTCAAATGAAGAAGAACTAAATGACCTAATCAACAATGTTGACGGCCGTATTTTAGAAGTTTGGAAACCAGAGAACAATTCTGCAAAAGATTTACTACTTGAGCATGGGCATGATGTAATTAGGGATAGACCATGGTATGGCAAGTATCCTATTAGAGCTAGAATTCGTTACAATGATGATTTTAGAAGAATACATGTCCCTAATTTTAAGCAGGCAGTTGCATCACTAGATGGTGCGTGGCATGCGGCAGGTTTGTTAAAAGATATCATTGAAAACGAGTCGTTACCCAGGGCATACGGATGGGGACAACCTTTGCATTTATATCTAGAAAACGCAGAAGATGCCGCTTTATTGCGTTTAACATGCGGTGATTGTATAGAACGCTTCGAGCGAATACGCAAACCCTAATTTTATAATACATAAACAATAAGCCTTCACGCTAAATAGTGTGGAGGCTTTTTAATGGCAAAAATACACGAAGAACTAATCGTAATCAAACTCAGCAAATTACACAAAGAATCGCAAAGTGTAGGCACCCTTGCAGGTGACGAAACTGTATCTAATCTAGAAGCAGTTATCCAACAGCTTGTTGGCGAAGATGTGATAGTTGAAGTAATCAAGGAATAACAGCATGTCAATGCGTAATTCTAATATGATGGTTGCAGATGGAAATTTGAATCAAACAGGTCCAGCAACTCGTGCTGACGGCTACTATGGTTTTGCGGACGGAATGCACACAGTAGCGTTCTATCTTAAAGGTTTCAAAGGTAATCTTTACATTGAAGCTACATTAAGTGATGAACCAAGGGAGACTGACTGGTTTCCCGTTGGAATAGGTGCAAACACAGATTTTTATCAAGTTGAGACACCTGAGACGAGAGTTGAAGCATTTAATATTGTTGGAAATTTTGTTTTTTTAAGAGCAAAAATCCAAAGAAGTCATTTAGGACAACCAGCATCTGCGTTAGGCACATGCGAAAGAGTTGTACTAAGCCTATAAAGAATAACAGGAGAAACACACAATGGCGATTAACGCATCCTCAGGAGGACAACTACAAGGTGGAACTAACGGGCCAGGCAGCGGTGGCGGCTTGACTGAGGAAGATGTCCAAGATATTGTAGCTAGTCAAATTGAAGTAGGCACAGATATCAGTATCGGTCTGCAAACAAGCTACGACGACGCAACTGGTAAACTAATGATCAGCCTAGCCGGTGGCGGTGGATCAGGAAGTGGCACGCCAGGTTCCATCAGCATTAAAGAAGATGGCACTGCTCGCGGCACAGCAACAGTATTAAACTTTGTTGGTCCAGGGGTTGATGTAGTTAACAACGTAGCCACTATTACCGGTGGACTAGATTCTGTTTCAATATATGAAAATGCTTCAAATCGCGGCAACTTTACAAGTATCAACTTTGTAAGTGGTGCAAGTGTTACTGTTGACGATGGCACTGCCAACGTAACAATAATTGGTAGCAGTTTTAGCGGTAGTTACGCTGACTTAACAAACAAGCCAACTCTATTCAGTGGTGCTTATGCTGACCTAACTGGCAAGCCAACACTGGTTACTTCGTATTCACAGTTGACTGACAAGCCAACTATATTCAGTGGTTCATATACAGATCTAACTAATAAACCAACTATTCCTAGTCTTGCTGGATATGCAACAGAAAGTTATGTCAATCAACAGTTAAGCTCATTGAACTTGGAAGATTTAACAGACACTTATGTGACAGGTGTTACAGACGGCCAAGCTCTTGTGTGGAGTCAGACTAATCTAAGATGGCAACCAGGTGACGTAGGTTCTGGTGGAGGCGGCGGAAGCTATACATTGCCAACAGCAAGTACAAGTGTACTTGGTGGAGTTAAAGTTGATGGTTCAACTATTACTATCAGCAATGGTGTTATCAGTTCTGTTGGTGGTACAGGTGGCGGAGTCACATTAACTGATGTTGGTACATATCTAAACAACAATGGCTATGCCACACAAACTTATGTTCAAGGTCAAGTAAGTAATTTAGTAAATGGCGCAGGTGCGGCATTAGATACCTTGAACGAACTGGCTACCGCATTAGGCAATGATGCTAGTTTTGCTACAACAATTACAAACAGCCTAGCCAGTAAGGTAAACTTGTCAGGTGGCACAATGACAGGTGCATTGACATTGTCAGGTGCTCCTACAGCAGATCTACAAGCCGCAACTAAGAAATATGTTGATGACCAATTTACAGCCAATGTATCTTCATCAGTCAATCCTACATTTGCCAATGCAGTTGCAAGTCAAGTAACACTAAATTCACTTTCTGGTGTAAACGTAAGTGCAATTAGTGCAGGGCAAATCCTAGGTTTTGATGGTACAAATTTTGTACCAGTTGCTAATAGTGGAGCCAAAGGTGATACAGGTGACGCTGGCCCAGCTGGTGCCGCAGGCTCAGCAGGTTTAAGTATCAGTGCCGCCACAGTAACATTATTAGGTCGCTTACAATTAACATTGACAGACAATAGCGTTGTTGATGCTGGTAATGTATCTGGTATTAAATCTGCTCTAGTTAATGGCAGTGGTGAATTAGTTTTAACCAAACAAGATAATACAACAATTAATGTAGGTAGCGTAATTGGCCCTCAAGGTGCCACAGGCTCCCAAGGTACACAGGGTATCAAAGGCGACACCGGAGAGCAAGGACCTGCAGGCCTATCAGTAACATCTGCAAGTGTAAACAGCTTTGGTCGTTTATTGATTGTTAAATCAGACAACTCAACAGTTGATGCTGGTAGTGTAGTTGGCCCAACTGGCGCACAAGGTATCAAGGGTGATACAGGTGAAGCTGGCGCCACAGGACCTGCTGGCTCAAATGGTACCAATGGATCAAATGGTGTAGGTATCACAACCGCCGCAGTAAATGGCAGTGGCAACTTAATCATTACAAAAACAGATTCTACAACAGTCGATGCTGGTAGTGTAATTGGACCAAAAGGTGATACAGGTACAACTGGTGCCCAGGGTCCGCAAGGTTCTACTGGTGCTACTGGACTTGGAATTTACAGCGTAGTAGTCGATGGTGACGGCAATTTACAAGTTACATTAACTGACGCTAGTACTATCAATGCTGGTAGTACTGTTGGTCCACAAGGTCCACAAGGTGCAGCCGGTCCAGCCGGACGAAGTGTCGCTGACAGTGGTGTAGTAGTTGATGCTGGTGGTTACTTACAAGTCACATTGTCAGATGGAAGCACAATTAATGCAGGCTATGTAGTTGGTCCACAAGGTAGCACAGGCGCCACAGGCGCTACAGGACCACAAGGTATTCAGGGTGTCAAAGGTGATACAGGTGATACAGGTGCCACTGGGACAAGTTATACAGTCAATGGCAAGGCAGGTGCTGTACAAGTCTATGGCCTAGGCAATACAACACAACCAGGCTATGATTTAGAAGTTGATTTAGCCAACAAAGCCAACAAATGGACAACTGCTCGCACATTAACTTTAAGTGGTAAAGTTACTGGCTTAACAAGTTTTGATGGTAGCGGCAACATTACAATGACAACAGCATTGAATGCTGTTACAACCAGTGACATCACAGAAGGTACTAGATTATACTATACGGATGCTAGAGCCAGACTGTCATTGAGTTCTATTAGTGATAGTAATATTACTAGCTTGATCAGTTATGATGATACAACAGGTCAAATTAAATATCGTGCTAACACAAGTTATATCACAGAAGGTAGTAACTTATACTTCACAAACACCAGAGCTGATGCTCGTGCAGATACTCGTATTGGTGCAAGCAGTATCAATGCATTATTAGACGTTGACACAGTTACAGCGGCCCCAACTAACGGACAAGTATTGACTTGGACTGGTAGTGCGTGGACTCCTAGTAGTGTAAGTGGTGGCAGTGGTGCTGTATCAAGTGTTAATGCTAAAACAGGCGTTGTTGTATTAAACACAGATGACGTAGCAGAAGGTTCAACAAACTTGTATTATACAGCCACTCGTTGGGATACAAGATTAGCAGCCAAGACAACAGACAACTTAAATCAAGGTACAACAAACAAGTACTTCAGTGACACACTTGCTCGTAATGCAATGGCTGCTGGAACTGGTTTAAGTTATAATAGTTCAACAGGTACATTTAGTTTAAGCTCAAGTACAGATAATATTACAGAAGGTAGCTCAAACTTATATTATACCAGCGGACGTTTTGATACACGTTTAGGTCAAAGCAATTTAAATGCACTTGCTGACGTTACTAACACTACTCCAACCACTGGACAAGCACTTGCTTGGAACGGTAGTGCATGGGCTCCAACAACTATTGGCTCAAGCGGTGGTGGCGGAGGCAGTGGTACATCTACAACATTCAGAGCAACTGTTCAAGTTGAGTATGATGCTAGCGGTGCATTAACTGGCGTAAATGTACTAAATGGCGGAATCAGTGCTACTGTTGTTACTGCAACATCAACAGTATGTACTGTGGCATTTACACTAACAGGAGCCACAGGTGTTCCATTAAATACACAGGTATATGGTTATAACAGAACAGGTAATTCATATGTCACAACTGGCGTGACACCTAGCTTTAACGTAACTGGTGGTAGAAACGTGGCAGGTGGCGGCTCAAGTGGTACGCCTACAGCATTTAGCGCATTTGATCCTGCTGTCAATATTGTAACATTAGGTTTAACTAAAACTATCAGTGGTGCTACTGCAGGTGTTGGCCAAACAACTCATTGCGTTGTGGTATTTTTGTTGAGTAGTGAATAAAGGAATAAGATGACTATTAATGCTTGGAAAACCAGCTTTATTGGTTTAAACAAACCGGCAAAAGTTCTATCAGGTAGTGTTACTTCAGTAACTCCTGTGAGTCTTTGGCCGTATCCCAATAGTGCCGACGATCCTTATTGGAGCGGAAGTTCTAATCCGCAATACTATAAGTGGGAAGTTTCATTCAGTATTACTGAAAGAACACACGGTAGTAACTTAACACGTACACCTTTTAGATTTAATGCACAAGATATTGAAGTAGGTGATTTTGTTGGCGGCGCCTTAGATGGAAAAGTTTTACAAATATTAAGCATCTCATCTAAGACAAATTCAGAAGTTGTAGCAATTGTAGAAGATAGACTACGCTATAATACATTCCGAGATCCAATGGGTCTGGGCTTGTTCAGTTCCAATGGAGATGTTATCTTTTTCCAAATCAATGAACTAGGCTTCCCGATGCTAGACCCATTGCCAGGTGAAGCAGGCGCAGACTTCTTTACCAACGTAATGAGTAGGTTCCAGTATATGAATCCACTTACAAATTACTTGTTGGAAAAGCCAGCACATGGCTTTGAACAAGGCGATTCTATTTGTATTGAAGACGAAGAATTTACACTCAGCGATCCTGATAACATTGATCGCTTTATTGGTACAGTGGTACATCCGGGTCCAGGCCCTGATCAATTTATTTTACGCCCTGCCAATGGTATCATTGACTTTGTACCAGGATTGCCTGGTAATGTTGGTGATTACTTGTATCCTAGTTTAGATGGCAGCGGCGACTTAACTGCCAGTGATGCAAGTCGTAGACCAATTTACATGAAGATTGCAGATGCGGTTACAACATCTACTACAGGTACAGGTATAGATCCAACTGGCACAGATGGTGATGTGGTTGAAATTAATAGAGTACAGATTACATTAGGCAGCGGTAATGGTACATATGGCGTAGAAGAAGCAGTTGCATTAATCAATGCTGAGACTCCTAATCATAACGTTACCGCAGTTAAAGTTGGTGCGGCCACTGAAGTGTTTAGCGACATTGCAGGACAAGGTAGTGCGTATGGTATTATTGCTGGATATACTCCCTTTAGTGCAAGCATCAACGGAGTAACTGTTAACTTTACAACAACCACCAGTGGTAGTGCGGCATATGGTGATCCTGTTGTTGCTGATCAAAACGACATGGTAGCAGATATTAATGCGGCCAAAATCCCAGACGTTGTTGCTAGCCTGGTCAATGGTACGGACATTAAACTAAGACACAATGCTGGTGGTGCAATTACTATTGTGAATGTCACAGCAGATGCCAACAGCAATAACTTTGCTGGTGCAAGCTCGTTATCAAGTTTACCTTTGGCCACAGCCGCAAACACTACAACAAGTGCGCTACGTTTAATGCGCTTGGATGGTGGCCCATTAACTATAAGAGATTTTTCTGGTCAATTCTTAGACACGGCTGGAGTGATGAGTGGACAGAATGGACGCTATGCTCTGGGCCTAAACATTGAGCAAGGTATCAGATCAAGTGGCATTACTGTTGTTGCAAATATGCTAGCTCGTGATGCATTAAATGCATTAGTTGGAGATCAGTGCTATGTCATTGATGATGGCAATGGTGAATGGGCCACTTTCGTCTACAGTGGTAGTCAATGGACCAAGGTTGGCGGTGAACGAAGTGTAGCGGTAGATGCCAGAACAATCAAAGAAGTGGTAGCATTGCCTGGCGCAACAACCACAATTGGTACAGTAAGCGAAGATCGTAGAATTTTAAATGTTAGCGTTACTGTACTGCAAGACTTGGTCAATGCTCCAGACTTTACAATTGAAGTTGGTGCCAATACTGTTTGGCAGTTTAGCCAACACGGTTCTAGCAAGGTAGGTACATACACAGTAGATACTGATCTAATTACATCAGTAAGAGAAGATGTTGTTGTGAATATTCCAAGCAATACAGCAACAGGCAACATCAGAGTTGAGGTATCTTACATATAATGAAAACATATAATAACACAGCAGGAACTACTTCTAACCAATTTACTTTAGGTGAAGGTTCTGGCGCTGAAGTTCGTCATTTTACTTTGACTGCATCTACGTCAGGAGCAAACCAATTTGCTGTGACTAGAGATGGCACAGACATTGATCTAAGTGGTGTTGAGTTTTATGACATTAAAGTTCTTGCTTCTAGTACAACAGGTATTGTAGCAAGGCACTTGCGTGGCACAATTACAGGCACAACAATAACCAGAATTGAAGATGTATTCCAAGAAGACTTTAGTGCAAACGTTGTGCTAACATCAGCAAGTTCAACATTAAAGATTGAGTGTTTACCAGATGGTGCAAATCAATCAAACTATACAATATATGTAATACTGACTCGTGTGTCAGTATAATGAGAGGCCGCAATGAGTAATTTTTTCCAGGGCAAAATGTTTGCCAAAATATCAGAACTAGATGAGACAGTTCAATTTGATAGCCTTGATGAATTTGTATTAGTAAATGACCGCATCACACAAAAAATTACTGGACAGAATCTAACTGAATCAATTGTGGCAATTGGCAACTTGGCCAGCAAGGCCTATGTTGATGCAGTGGTTGATGGTGCTCCTGCGCTGTTGGATACATTGAACGAATTGGCAGCGGCATTAGACAATGACGAAAACTTTGCCACAACTATTACAGCACTGATTGGTACTAAATTAGCATCAAACGATTTTAACTCTTACTTCGATACCGCACTAACTAGCAAGACAACTTCAGATGTAGCCGAAGACACTAACCTGTATTATACACAAGCTAGATTTGACTCAGCATTGGCCGCCAAAACAACTTCAGATGTAGCTGAAGGCAGTAACTTATATTGGACACAGGCTCGCTTTGATGCGGCATTGGGTTCTAAGTCAACATCGGACACAACTGAAGGTAGCAATTTATACTACACACAAGCCAGATTTGATTCGGCATTTGCTGCCAAGACAACAACTGCATTAGCCGAAGGTGATAACTTGTATTGGACACAGGCTCGCTTTGATGCGGCATTGGCTACTAAAACAACTTCTGATTTGGCCGAGGGTACCAACCTGTACTTTACAGAACAGCGTGTACTTGATATAATTTCAGCACAGCCCACCAACAGATTGGCCAATGGTAGCTTTGAAGTTACACTCAATACAACTGGTACACTTACACTACCAGCTGACCCTACAAGTGATAGCCATGCGGCAACGAAGGGTTATGTTGACAATCAAATTACTGACGTTGTTGCAGGGCAGGGCTTTGCAACACTAGATTATGTAGAAGATGCAATCAGTGCGGCCATTGTCACAGCAAGAACAGAGATTAGTACTGAAATTACTACAGCAATTGATATAGCTGAACTCGATGGTGGTGCCTTTTAAACAATAGCAAAGGCTAGTATTTTATGAGCGAGAAGTCGGCTTATCAAAAACGTTTTGGTGGTTCAGTAGAAGATAGCAAATATCCTCCCAATGATTTTATACAACAGGTACTAGGCAGAAGTACTATCAGGGGATTTACAGACCAACCCTTAGCACCTGGTCAACTTGAACTACTAGTAGCAGCCGCTCAAAGTGCGCCAACAAGCGGCATGCTACAGACCTGGAGTGTCATTGCACTCGCTGACAAAGAAAGCAAGGCACGATTAATCAATACACCATACTCACAAAATATAATGGGTAGTGTTGATTCTTATAATGTTATTGCATTAAATGATTGTGCAGTTTTCTTAATATGGTTAGCAGACCTGCATCGAGTAGATAGTATTTTACAAGCACATGCCACAGAAAGAAACATTGATGCTGATTTACTGCTACAAACATCAAGAGCAGAGTTTCACCTAAAGGCCATTATTGATGCTACCATTGCCGCACAAACATTTGCACTGGCCGCAGAAAGTCAAGGACTTGGTGTAATGTATTGCGGTGCTGTGAGACAAATTCCTGCAGAACATTTCATTGAGAACTTTAATTTACCTCCTCTCACCTTTCCCATCTTTGGAATGGCTGTAGGTTACCCAAATGCATTTGTGCAGGCGGTTAAACGTCCTAAACCAAGACTCCCTACAGATATTGTGCTACATCATGGTTCTTACAAGACGTTTGATGACATGGACAGATTAGACCCATACAATACAGTACATAAAACTTTTAATGGCTCTCCTGCTCTGTACAAGAAAGACTATGTTGATCGGCTGATAGAAAGAATGGCTGTGGCATATGATAAAAAGTATGTGACACAAAGCTTGAAGCAAATGGGTTTTGATTTTAAATAACGAGCAATTGAATCCAATCGTAGATTGTAAATAACACTAGAAAAAGGATATATCATGGAAGAATTAGAACCAAAATTCTTTGTAAGAATTTGCGTTGAACGTGAACTTACAGATCAAGAGTTTACAGACCTTACAGAAATCATTGACGATGAAATTGGTGAAATTGTTGTATCTGATGATGTACTGGAGCACATGAATGACGACGAGATGTGGTGCTATGTGTTCCAACTCAGTACCAACATTGAGCACAGTGAACTAGGTTCTGCGGCTGGTGATATTCTAAGTTATGAAATTGATCAAGTTATCCCCGCAGGACTTGAATGGGAACTGGAAGCCAGTACAGAGGATTTGATATTGGATGTTCCTGATGACGCAACTGAACAACAGGTGCATGAAGCCGCACTTAGTTATTTCCGTAACATACTCAAAGGCTAATGAAATATTCCCCTGCCGCACTAGAGCTACTAGGCTATACTCGCCGCAGTGAAAAGTGGGATGACTTTGTAAGTAGGACCATGGCCACGTGGTACAAGTTCACACCAGATCATAGTGAGAGCAACTTTGCCTGGATCAACAATATACACCACCGTAACAGCCAAGGTGTAACGCATGGTGGCGCACTAATGACCTACATGGACTACTGCATGAGTGCCGCCATCTGGGATCTAACCGGGGGTGGTGCCGCATATACAATGCAACTGGATAATAAGTTTGTACATCCTGCTAGGATCAAACGCTGGTTATTCTGCAAAGTTGTTCCACGCAGTGTAGGTGATACAATAGAGCTAGATGGGGAAATAAGAGCCAACGACCCAACCGGTATGCCAATCTTAAAAAGCTATGGTAAATTTACTTTACCAAAAAAGCCAAAAGTTTTAGCAGATGGGGAATAAATATCATTATGTACAGAAGAAGACGTAGACATAACCTAGACTCCGTAACAATCGGACGATACGCTGGAGAAGAAAGCAATACTGAGAATACAGTATCTGTAGGGCGCAAGGCTGGCTATTCAGCGCAGGCACAATGGGCCATTGCCATTGGCGACCGTGCTGGAGAAGAAACACAAGCACTTAATGCTATTTGTATTGGAGTATCAGCTGGGCAATCTGCACAGTCTACATTTGCCATTGCCATTGGTGACCAAGCTGGTAGAACATCACAGGGTGCAAAAGCCATTGCTGTTGGTACCAGTGCAGGGAAAAGTACGCAATCCACGCTGGCCATTGCCATTGGTGAAAATGCAGGTCAAACTGCACAAGGTGCTGGTGCTATTGCCATTGGTGAAACGGCAGGTCAAACTGCACAAGGTGCGAACTCTATCGCAATTGGAAACCGAGCTGGTGCCAATGGGCAAGTGGGATCTAGTATTGTTATTAGTACAAGTGACTCTGAAATCACAGCGGCAAAAAAAGGTCTATACATAGATCCAATTAGAAATTTTGACGACCGCGACTCCGTACCATTGAATGGTAATATTCTTGTTCATCTACACGAAACAAAAGAAGTGGTAACAGGCTTACCAAAACTTCCGTGTTATGCAACTGATCCAACAACAAGTGAAGTTGGTACCATGTACTTTAATACAGTTGAAAAGAATCCAATAAGCTCTGGACCACCTGGCAAAATTAAAGTGTATACCGATGGCGGATGGATAGCACTGGCAGATGAATACGATATTGCCGCTTTGCTTGCACTAATTCCTCCACCTGCATAATCTGGACAAATAAGTCTTGACAATGACCGTGTCTTTTGCTATACTAGCACATAGACATTAAACTCTAAGGAACTCCATGAAAATCAATTTACGCAAGGCCAGTGTGGTCCAGCAAACAATCACTGATGAAATCAAGCGTTTGGGCACAGAAGAAACAACAGCAAAAATCAGCTTGTTTGAAACAAATGTACATGCCCAGTTAGAAGAACAGCTGGCCAAGGTAAAAGCAAATCATGCTCAGGCTGGTCGTTTGCTTAACGCAAACAAGTTCCTACGTGGTGTGGTAGCCAAGAAAAATGCCGAAGTAGGCATCACTGATTACCTGGCTGAAGAAGCCATGTTGGCCAGTGCTGAGTCTAGGTTAAAAGCCTACAGCGAATCTGCTGTTCGTCCCAACTTGGATGCCTTGGCAGCAGAAATTGAAAGCCGCAAGGCCAATAGCAACAACGAACGGGTAAGCATTTACGGTCGTGACTACAGCTTGGACGTCAACGTTGTGCCAGCAGAGGCCATTGCAGAAGCCAAAAAAGAACTGGAAGCAATTCGACGACGTCGACGCAAGATTAAGGACGAAATGGTCAGTATCAACGTCCGCACAGATATTGAAGTACCCGAACAGGTAGCACTTGTGCTAACTGAACTTGGGCTAGACTAAGACTGCCACACTTGGTCCAAGGTAAAAGCGAAAATACAGTATCGCTTCATGCGATAAACAAATCCTGAATTAGTCTTGAAAAACTAACTCAACTAGCTTTGCTCAGATATAAAACTATTAAAATGATATTTGATGATATATCTGAGCAAAAAGCGTATGTTTGATACCAGATGTTTGATTGCTGATATTTGACTGTTTTCGTTTCCCTTGCTTCGTGGCACTATATACAGCGGTTGACACAACCGCTGTTTTCATTTATAATAGCATACACATCAGGAGAATGTATGGGCCGAGTAGGTTTTTGTTGCAAGTGGATCAATGATCCAAGTGAAGTAGCTGGTATGAAAGTCAGTGCTGTGGACCGAGACTTAAACGGTCGTAGTACCACCATGCGCTGGTTGCGTGAACACAAGAGCGAGGCTGAACAACGGCAGTGGGATATTATGAACCACAATGCACGTGCGGCCCTATTGCTAGTAGAACGTGTGGCCGCACTACCTGAACATAGACGCATGGTGCGCTTGGGTAGTGAAATGCTACAGGGCTACACACATGAAGAATGGATTCCGTTTTGGAAGCAACTGGACGTACAAGATCATTGTGCAAAGATCTTTGCTCCTGTGGGCGAAGCCGCACGTAGACTAGGTGTTAGACTCAGTTTCCATCCTGGACAGTTCTGCGTACTAGCTTCAGTAAATCCTGGCATTGTAGAGCGTAGTATCTTGGAATTTGAGTATCACGCTGATCTAGCACGTTGGATGGGCTATGGACAGAAATTCCAGGACTTTAAGATCAATGTACACATTAGTGGACAACAAGGACCCGAAGGTATTCGTCGGGCATATAATCGGCTAAGCCCAGAGGCTCGTAACTGCATAACTATTGAAAATGAAGAAAACTCACACAATCTTGAAACTTGTCTCGAACTTGCAGACTTATGCCCAATCGTTTTGGACATCCATCACCACTGGATCAATTCGGGAGAATATATACATCCTGACGATGTACGTGTTAAACGGGTTATTGACAGTTGGCGCGGTGTCCGTCCTGCTATGCATTATAGTGTTTCTCGCGAAGATGTACTCAATGATCATGCCCGAGACGAGCTCCCAGACATGGCCTCCCTTTTATCGCTAGGCTACAAAAAGCAAAAGCTTAGAGCACACAGTGACTTTTACTGGAATCACGCTGTAAATTCTTGGGCCGCTACCTTTGCCGATAACTTTGATATCCAATGTGAAAGCAAGGGCAAGAACTTGGCCAGTGGTGAATTTGCAAAATTAGTGAATGGTCACTAAACTCCTGTAAAACCCGTTAAAACGGTACACATTGATGTTGCATCGCAACATATATAATGTTATACTAGTAGAAACACTAATAGTGTTTTCACTAGTGGTAGTGCTCATGATGAGGCTACTGTACTCGCTTAACATACAAGGAGAATAAGCATGTTCGATTTTCAAAATTTTCAAAAGACCGTAGAAGCTAACCAGGCATTTGCCCGTGAAGTTGCTACACAACTAACTACTGCCGCTGTAGAATTCAGCAAGGTTGTTGTTGACACCAACAGTAAAGTTGCCGCTACAATGCGTGACCAACTTACAGAAGCCTACAGCAACATCAAACCGTTGCCTGGCTTTGAAGCATTTGCTCAAAAGGCCACTGCAAAGAAATCCAAGGTAAGCGAGTAATTGCTTATGTGGGAGAAGATAATCAACTTCTTCTCCCAATTTGGTGAACAAAAAACGCTAAATTGGTGGGAAGAACAATACTTAAACTCAGCACAGAACCATGCTGATTTAGAAAGCCGCCAGCGTGAACTATCTGGACGCTATGAACGCAACAGTAACTATTGGAGTAAAAATCATGAACGCAATTAAACAATTTTTTAAAAACATTGCCGAAATAATTCAAGAATATCGAGTATACAAAGCAGGCAAGGTAAAATGAAACTTATCGGTGATCTTATTATGTTTTTCCGCTGGGCCAGAAATGGTTGGGAAGTACATCCCGGCATTGGAGCCGAAGAGTTTCGTGGTTGGATATGACTAACTGGTGGCCGGTAAGCGACGAAGAATGGGAAAGATTAAACTTCCCTGAACGCTTTAAGGATGAAGACAAAAAGTAAACTATCGGCCTCTGCTAAATACTGCGGAGGCTTTTTTAATGAAGATTAGTGATTTAGACCAACCCAGGGTTGGTGACATTGTAGAGTTCGAAACTGACCCAGACACAGTGGTCGAAGGCTTAATTGTAGGTGAAACAGACGATGGTTACATCTACGAGTTCAGTGACACAGGTTATACTGTATTAGACGAAGCACATGGCAACAGTAAAATCTACGACAAGTGCTGGACTGGTTACAAGAAAGTCCCGGGTAAGAAGCGTGGAGAAAAGGGTAGCTGTGTAGAAGAATCTAGTGGCTACATTCCACGTAACAGTCGAGAAGCGCAAGACCCACGTTACAGTAGCGCACTAACAGGTGATGTAACTACCAGTACCATGCGTGATCAAATTGACAAGTTCTTCCCCACAGATGCTCCTGCAGATGGACAACAACAGGTCAAAGAAGCACAATACCAAGGACGCGAAGTACCACTAGGTCGTCCCATGCGTGGTGATGTTAAGAAGTTTAAAGTATACGTTAAAGATCCCGGTACTGGCAATGTTAAGAAAGTCAACTTTGGTGACCCTAACATGCGTATCAAGAAGTCAAACCCAGCTCGTAGACGTAGTTTTAGGGCCAGACATAATTGCAAGACACCGGGTCCAAGAACAAAAGCACGTTATTGGTCGTGCCGTAAGTGGTAAAAATAGGAAAATATTATGAAAAACAAACAATTACAAGAAGGTATGGGAAGCGTTAACGTAGAACAGGAAT